CGAGGACCCTACGACGCGGGACTTGAACGAGCGAGCGAAATCCCGTGTCCGAGGGATAGGAACCGGCTCGCCTCTCCCGCGGATTCCCATGGACTTGGCGGTGTCACGGGCGATCTCTCGTCGGATCTCCGTGACCATCGTCTCTCCGACGAACTCCAACTGAGCTTTGGTCAGGGGGATGGAGAAACCTGCGGCTCGAGCTACAGGCTTTCCGTAGACACCTCGAAGTCTATCCTTGGGCATCTCATCCTACTTGAACGCAACAGAGGACACCAGGCGGGCGAGCCACTGATCTCGGTCTGGCATATTGTCGTCCTCGTCCCAATCCCAACACACTGTGCGGCCCCGCTTGGTGAGGGTGGCTTCAATGGATCTACGAGGCCCGGAGAGGCGGACCCTTCGCCAGGAGGCACTCTTCTTGTGGGGAGGGGCCGCAGGATAGGTGCCCTCTTCCAGGACCTCTACAGAGAAGGAGACCTGCCTCCCAGGGGTGACTCCTTCCGCCGCCAAGATGTTCTTGAGTCCCATCAGAATCCACTCTCGGAAGGGGGCTTGGGCCGGGTCAGGACACCCAACCCGTAGCCGAACTCAAGGATAGGGTTGGAACCCGCCAGACTGATGACCGTTTTCGCCCTGTGGTCCACCTGGGGCGGGAGGACCACGTGCCAGAAACACTCCAAGGCGCTTCCCAGGTTGAGGGCTGCGTGGTTGGCCCATGCCCGGAGGTGGTCCCGCTTGCGGAACTGTGCCTCAGAATACAGCGGATCCAACCACCTGGGAGAAGAACTCATCCCGATACCCCATGTCATCGTCGTCTTCGTGCTCCCAGAAGTAGCTCGAACCCCTCTTGTACAGGGTGCCCGAGGTGGACCTGCCTCCGGATCGAACACGCACCTTGATCCATTCGGTGCCGCTGTCCCATGTTCCTCGCTCCAGGACTTGGACGTCCATCCGCGCGGAAGCTGATTCCTTGGAGATACCCTCCGCTGTCAGGATGCTCTTGAGATTGCTCACCAACCCCCCTCTCCACCATAGGTGGTGTTCTGATACACAGGAGTCCTACCACGGAGCTCCCTGGAATCCGGGATACCCTTCTTCTCAGTTGCCATCGGAGTCGCCTGGTAGTCCGCCCCCACCGGATACGGAGCGGCGTCCTCACAAGGAGAATCCTCAGGACGGACCTGCCGAGTCTTGGGCCAGGGCAGCCTCTCCAAAGCGGACATCGGGACCTGGTACCGGATATCCGTTGAGTCCAGGTAGGCAATGGTGAACGCCTGCTGGAGAGTAACTCCCCGGATTCCTGTTCGGCGCACAGGCCCTATGGAGAATCTCTCGCCGTTCTGCTTGACCAGGAAGTCCCTCTGGGATACCCGAGGGGAGGGGCCTATCCAGACCTCGTAGGAGTTCTCCAAGCGTCTTCCCATCAGGGTTTGGGATACCCGGCGCTCCGACTCGTCAGGACCTACCAGGATGTCGTAGGGCCCCTCGTAGCCTCCGATCCAACCCGTGCCGTAGCACATGAGGCAGTTGTTCATCGGCTGCTTGAGGAACTCCTGCAGCTGTGCGTCCCATACGCACTGGCACCGATTTCCCGAACCACGTCGGATGAACAACTTGACGATCTCTCCTCCCTGTTGGAGGATGAACCGGTTCCGGCGAACTGCTTCCTTCCAGATCCAATCGATCTTCTCCGAATCCGTAGAAGAAATCGGAGGGGAATACTCGAGAGGGGTCTCAACAAGACCCGTCGGGGAGGTCCCTGTAGGGTCTGTAGCGACGCTCGTGATGCGGTAGAAGATCCTGTGGCCTTGATCCAGGGTGTTGAGGATCTTAGGCCCGTTCTGGTGGTAGTAGCGGACCTGAACCAGGGAGGTCTCTGTTGGGATGGTCGGGATATCCCAGGAGTCCGTCCCCGGGTTCCAGACCTGCTCCGTCGAGAGGTCGATCTCCCCAGTAGGACCGAAGACCGCCGCAACGACAGCACGAGCTCCATCGACGTAGACTTCCACGTCGAGAGGAGAGTTGGCAGGGACCGCGTTCCCTTCCTTCTTCACGACAGGACGCCGGGTGGTCTGGATCCTCCACCCCTTGTTGTTGGGAGAGTCCCCCTTGAACACCCATCCAGAGGTCCAGGACACCACTTCCGCAGGGACCTCTACGATGTCGGTCCGGTCACGGAAGAACTGAGAACCCAAGGGGATCTTGTTGACTCGGAAGTACGGGCCTCTCTCCCCTGTGTTTGATCTGTAGACATTCACCCCGAGGATGTTCCACTGGGAGTTGTCCTCTCCCAACGGACATGGAGTTCCCGTCCCCCCTTTGGTGCTCTCGAAGGCAGGGAAGAGGGTATCGGAGTTGGAAGAAACGGGAATCCCATTCCCGGAGAGGCCTCGGGTAGCCGCTTGGATCCGGACGCAGGTCCCACCCCAAGATGCAGTCACGAACGAGAACGGATTCTTGGGGTCATTGAGGGCCTCTGCGATGGAGGCCCCCGCGTCGTTGATGTCGAAATCAGATCCCCCGGGCGTGCGGTCCCCATCAACCGCTGATAGCTCATACTCCCCCACGGTCAAGACAGTCTGGTAGGTGCCTCCGGAGAGAGAGGATCCTGAGGGGACGACCTGCGCGGTCGAGGATTCCAGGAGGACTCCGTTCCCCTCCTCTCCGGTGTTCGCCCCTGCGGTGAGGGCGATATGTGTTCCAGAGGCCTCTGCCGTGCAGACCCCCCAATCCCCGATGCTGCCGTTGTTGATGGCAGCAGTCAGGTTCCCAGCCACTACTGCAGCATCGGGAGAACTCCCGTCGAACTCATCTACATTGGCAGGAGGACCCGCGGACGCAATGAGCACCAGCTGATCTATGCTGACCGTTTCTCCGGCGGGGATGGGCGCGGACACTACCGTCAGGGAACCTGTCGCGGACGAAAGGACAGTAGGAGTGCCGTTGACCACTACATCCACAGCGGCGACTGTGGTCTCGTCGATGTGGACCCCTTCCGGTCCTGTGTTCAGATCTGACGGATCATCCCATCGGATGTCAATCTCCACCTTCCCCGGAGTCAGAGCGGACATCGCCGTCCCGTTCTTCGGAGGGTAGGGGAACTTCCCTGTCAGATCTGAGCACTCAGTTGCCAACAGCGTTCCCGATGACGGTTCCGTCAGGAGTCATTTCGAAGGAGTCATTCTCAGGCAGGCCCAAGAGGGATGCCTGCTTCCGGAGGGTGGATTGGATCTGGGCGTTGCGGTGAGTGATCCGAGCGACCAAGGCTGCCTTGGAGAGCTCCAGCTGCCCCAGACGGGAAAGATCATTCTGAGACTGCGCCTGCATCTGCTGGATTTGACGCAGGATCTCAGGTGGAATCTTCCCATAGACAGCGGGTCGCGGCTTGTTGTTGATGGCAGGCGGGTCGGTCGGAGTAGGATGTGCCACGAGGGCTCCTGGGATAGAAAGGAGAAGGATAGGCTATCAAGCCCAGGGGATGCGAACGCGGCCCGCCCTCCGGAACTTGACGTGCTCCAGCATGCCGGCCTTGTCGAGATCCTCGTAGAGCATCACCAGGTACTTGAGCTGAACGCTGTCCGGGGTCTCGATATGGATCTCTCCCTGGGAGGAGGCGGCCCTGTCCAGGTTCGTCACCTGAGAGGGGACCGCAGCAAACTGAGTGAGCTCGGTATGGAGGATGTATCCCTGGGATGGCTTGGGCATCGCCATGATGGGGGTATCCGTCCGCGTAATCGGAACAAGACCACGCCTCCCCAGGGTCTTGTGTAGAGACTGCATGTCAGCATTGATCTGGTCCTGGAGCTCCATCGCCGCGATGAGGAACGTGACGTGGGGATCCTCATCCGGAACTGGAGAGACATCCTTCTGGTAGCAGACCGGGAGGCCTGCGGGAGTCCAGCCTGCGCGGATCCGGTCTCGATCAGGACTCATCCGCTTGACTTCCCGAGCACCCTTCTGAAGCGGCTGTCGAAACCCCGCAGTCCTCGAGTTCTTCATGTGAATGTAGGACAGGCCCCTCTCCGTCTGGAAGAAGAAATAGGCGAGCCCATCAGGTTCCAGGACAGGAGCGTTCCCATAGAACACGTAGTGCTCTCCTCCGGGAAGCACGAGTGGACTCTGAGGAGAAAGATCGGGCGCGACCTCCTCGGACTTGAAGATAAAGGGAGCGGCTGTAGCAGTCCCGACAGCACCCAGGCCGAGGACCTTCAGGAATGCACGTCTTGAGAAGGGATTCATGGTTTCTCCAGAATACGGTAACTCAAGACCCCACTATACTTGGAAGACACCGATGCCCGATACACGTTCCCTGTCTGACCTCTCTGCGGCTCAGAGGAAGTTCCTCAACGAATACGTGCGGACCCTGCTGGTGCAGTGGGCAGCCTACGAGGTCGAGAACGGGAGCCCACACCCGAGCCTGAACGAGCACACTCCCAGCATCTTCGTGCGCTTCGCTCTGGAGAAGGGTTGGGTTACCAAGAGGAGCCCGCGCCGGCTCTCCGCCGGGGGCTGGGGCACAGCGGCCTCGTTCCTGAAGAGGTAGCCTACCTCTCCTCGTCGTACGTGAACTCCAGCGTGCCCTGAGATACATACTGAGCGGCTCCAGGATCCACGTTCTTGGCGCCGGTTCCTGTGGTGGACACATAGGTCGCGGAGTACGCGGTGGAGACAGGCGAGGAGCCCACAGCCAGAGACACCAGGATGTGGTTCGCTGTGAGTTCCTTGCGTCTCTCTTCCTTGGCGGAGTCCGTCACATATCCGGCGGCCTCCAGAGTGACGTCATCCGATATTCCCAGGATGGATCTCCCCTCCGAACCCAGGATGTAGGCTCGGTTGGGTACTGCCCCCAGACCAGACAGGCTGGTGGAAGCATCCAGGAGCTCCATAGCCACATCGTCCTGGAACACCGCCTTGAAGGACCCGTCCGCTCCTCCTCCATCAGTGGTGTCGTACAGGAGGCCATTGTTGAGCAGATACACAGAAGCCTGGTTGGTCGAGAGGCTGGTGACCAGGGTGCTCTCCGAGGCCGTGTCGGTGGAGACTCCCTCTCGGATGAACGTCGCGCCGGAGGCAGGGACCATCCGAGTCAGAGGGACCACCACGTAGGAGACCCCCTCGGTGTCCTCGATGACCTTGATGATGTCCGACTGACGTACTGGGTCTCCCAACCGCAGGTTCGCGAAGAAGTTCTTTAGGTTGGTTCGGATCGCTGAGCCGACCGTGCTCTGCTCCCGGCCTCGCACCAGAACAACGGTGGCGTCGATATCCATCGGGATTGGGATCGCGTCTTTGACGATGACGTCCGCCGTCGAGTGCTTGTCGGCATCGATAGCGTCTTGCGTCAGGGATACGACCAAGTTGATCTTGTATGTGACCGTGAAGTTCTCGTCGTGATCGTACGAGACGAGAACAGTCGCACCGCTGGGGATATCCCCAGTCTCGGTCCGAGTGATGGACACCGGAACAGTCTGGGTTCCCAGGGTAACGGTGTAGTCGGGGTCCCCGCTGGGGTCGTCTGGCCCCTTGTAGGTGATGGTTCCAGTGCTGTCCTTGACTACGATCGTCAGATAGTTGGCGCCCAGGTTGTCGAGGAACTCAGCGTACTGCCCTACGAGGACATGGGACTCATCGGTCTCCGAGATGGTCTCCCCTGAGGGGACCTGATTCCCATCGTCGTCTGTGTAGGCGGTGATCTGTAGGTAGTCCTTCGCAAGAGTACTTCGACCGGTCTCCAGAGGAGCGTCGGGATGCACCAGGAGGACCGCAGTGTCCGGAAGGGTTCCGCTTACAGAACCTACGACGCTGGTGATCTCCGATACGGGCTGGCGCGGGAGAACGAACGTGTTTCCGACACGACGGCGATAGCTACCGAGGACCACATCAGTCAGAGAGACGGAGGGCTGGGAGACAGCGGTGCTCAGCTGGATGCGGTCGAAGGCCGTGACCGACACACCGGTCAGATCGAATGCCTCTCCCGTGGTAACGTTCTTGAACTCGTAGCCGGCGCTGGCGTCGTCCAACATCTCTACGATGGGGTTGTCCTCGCTCAGGTCGGGATCCAGGGCCTGAAACACCAAATCTGCGGGATCCCCGACCAGAACGAACTGTATGTCTGTGCCAATCTCGAAGGAGAAGGAGAACGTATCCGTGACGGTCGCGAGCTTGGAACCTTGGACCCAGATGTCTACCTTGCCTCCTCTATGAACCCCATCCTCGAGGTCCCTCTGCATCAGAGCCTCCCCTGCAGAGATGACATCTACTTTCTGAACACCGGCGACACGCGCCGCTGTCTTGAAGTATCCTCTCTCTGTCCCTGAGTCCACGGAGGCGAGAGAGTTCCGAACACGCACGGTCAGGGCAAGGTTCGACTCGACGTCCTCCCCGGGGATGAGATCCGAAGCATTGACGACTGACAGACCCCCACCCAGGCTGGACACAACAGTGTTGATCTGGCCCGCAGCCAGATTCCCGGAGGTCCCCACGGTGAGGCACCTGATAGGAACCGTGACCTGATACCGACCGGTCGTCGGGTTGTGGAAGGACGCCAACCTCTCGAAGTCGATGGAGGAAGCGCGGGTGGTAGCGAACTGCACCCCGCCCCCTGAGATGACCGAGCCCAAAGGAATCGGGATGGAGCGAGTAGGCTTCTTGGTCGTAAAGAAGGTCGCCTGTCCCTGGGAGGCCGTTCCTGACAGCCTGGTCTCCCCATAGTTGCTCGCATACGCCTCGAAGGCCCCGTCAATAATGGCCTGAACATCTGCGGGGGAGGATAGGTACAGAGCGGCCTGTAGAGCCAGCTTGTACGGGGACTGGGACACGGGGACTGATGTTCCCGTACCGTTGGGGTCGTCGATCTGTAGGAGGAGCTCAGGGACCCTTGCGCGGTTGAAGAAGTCTACCAGAAACCGGACCCGTTCCGTCTCGTAGGAGAACGGGTCCATCCCGGTGTCTCGGGTGAACGAACCAGACTCCAACTTGATCTGAGGGTTGGAGCGGAACACCGTCTTGACGTATTCCTGCACGATGGCCTGGCGAGACACCGTTGGGATCGAAGCCAATGCTGTGGTGACTGTGCTGGGGTGTCCAGAGACCTCCGCAGAGTGGGCCGATTCGTATTCCAAGTTCTGGGCGGAGTCGTAGTAGACAGCCGTGACCACGTAGAACAAGGGAGTGTTCGAGGGCAGTGTAGCGAAGGACCCCACCCGAACCGTCGAGGGAGTAGAGCTCGGGCCCGCACTTCGGCTATGGGCGAACTCGTAGACAGTGATCTCACGGATCGTCTTCAAGACCAGAAAGACCTGCAGGTCTCGAGCCGACTCGGGAACCTCGAAGGTCTCGTTGATGTCTACCTGCAGGACGGTCTCGTCTTCGTCCTCTTGCTGGGTGGCGACCCGATAGATCATGGGGTCCGCTACGGGATCGCCTTCGCTGTCGACCAGGACGTCCGGGGTGGCCTCCAGGGTGGCCCAGTCAGTGGTTTCCTCTCGAAGAGAGCCCTCGGACACCATGTCTACGTTGATCCGGGTGTATCCGTCGGCACCGCCCCCTGGATACTGGGACGCGTAGAACAACATGCCCCGGAATCCCTCGTCCTCGGAGGACTCGGACTGGATCGTAACCGAGTTGTTCTCCTGAGCCACCTTGATGTTCGTCGGAGCAGAGGCTGTGCTTCCCAGGTCAGAGTCAGACACCAGGGAGATGGTAGCCTTTGCAGAGAGGGTGGTGGATCCAGTGCTCCGGATTGCCCTCACCTGGATGATGTTGGCGCCCGGGAGAAGGAGAAGTCCGTTCGGCTCGCTCGCGGGATTGGGGACGGTCCAGTCTCCATCGCCCCACTCAATCAGATTCGTGTCCGAAGACCAACCCGCTCCATTGATGGATACCTGGACGTCAACGGTATCCAAGGGGATCGTTCCCTGGACGAACTTGCTCTCCAGAGTCGTGGAGTAGGAAGCCTCCGTGCGGAGGACTCCGTCGGGACCGTAGACCTGTGGATTCGTAGACATTACAGACCCCTACCCGACCCTCGGAGAGCGGGTGCTTCCGAGAGACTGCCCGTTTGTTCCCGCCAGAGCAATGGCCCCAGGAACGGTGAAGACCGTCGTCAGGTTGATGGGAGTCCTCGAAGCGTTCCGGACCGTCACATCCAGGTAGAGAATGGTGAAGTCGACCGGGTCTCTCGAGACCGAGACGTTGTCTATGGAGTAGAGCCGCTCTCGGTTCCGAACCGTTTGGTACTTGCTCTGGCTCTGCTGGAGTGTCTGTACCTGCTGGAGAACGGACAGCACGTCTTCCCGGACCTGCGCTGCGGCCGCCCCTCCGATCTTGGACCCGATCCGACTCATTACTCGCGAACCGTAGCGAGGATGGAAGGGATTGGACCCCCTCTCAGTCAGAATTGCCTTGAGGCATATCTGGTGCAGGAGGTCCTCGTTCTCAAGGACCACCATCTCCCCGGAGGTATCGAACCGTGCATCGTTCTCGACGTAGGTCCCCAAACACCGAGGACACCTCTCAGGATGCGCTGTGTACGTGACCTTGAATGTCGGATTGCCCCGAACCTTCCGAGTGAACTGTGGGAATCGGGACCCGACCTGGCGGACTCCCTGGACACGAACCGTTGGGTAGATGTCTGGGGAGGAGCCGAACCGCCAGGGCGGGTAGACGAACTGACCACGAGCGCCCGTCTGTAGGAAGCCCATCGAGGTTGCTGCGCGACCTGAGACCCGGATGAAGCTCTGAGGGCCTGACTCCTGTCGGTCGATGAGGACCAGAGCTCCGCTGGAGGACTCAACCACTACGAGATCATCGATCCCGGAGAGGCGGATAGATCTGAGGATCCTATCCAGGAGGACCCGCTCTCCGACAGGGAGGCGAACGCTGGCGGTTCCAGCAGAGGTCGTGACCGTAAACAGATCACCGTCTGGACCCGCCCCTCGCGTGCACTTCCGGATTGGATAGGGTGCGGCAGAACACGAGACCAGGCGGGCAGGAGCCTTCAGGCCCTGTGCCGGGACATAGTGGGTGTTGTTCACCAGGATCCGGACCGCACCCGCTCCTGCAATGGGCGCGCGGGTCCGGAGAGAAGTTCGGTCGGACCCCAATGAGACCGGTTCCTCAATCACGATATGAGGACACGGCCAGCTGATGCGAGCGTCTTGGGACATCCACCCTCTGGTAGAATAGTCCGGCTACCGCTTGACCTGGAACTCCCGGAGGAGAGCCGCCTCTGCGTCCTCCGCTTGTTCCCAGAACTCGAAGGGCGGGGAGAACGTGACCCACTGGTGATGGTGATCCCCTTCCAGGTAGCCTCGAATGAGGCTTGGGTTCTGGCGGAAGAACTCAGAGAAGATCTCGTCGGCCTCCGGGGTGAATATGTGGATGCCCGTGACGTTCTTGGTCGCTGGGAGGACCACCTTGCTGGTTCGGACTTGCGCCAGCCGGGAGAGGTGCCTCAGGGTGTCTCGGTTCATGTTCCGGATCACTCCTCGTCGCAGATGAAGCAGTAGAAGTCGAAGACGCTCAGGTCGATCCGATGAGGGCCTGTGCAGTCAACACACTCCTCGTCCCCACAGCCTTCCCGTGTTGGATGAGGCTTCCGACACCAGTTACGGTCTGTGTCCAGCTCTGCGCGGCGCTCCGGACACCACTCACGAAGAGCATCCATAGCCTCCGCGGGATTCTTGGAGATCCCAGCCAAGACACCAACCACGGTTGGGTTGTCGTTGAGGAAGTTGGGGTGTTGGATGACCCAGTCCGCGATTCGGTCCTTCCAAGGGCGGATCCTCAGCAAAACACGCTGAGTCATAGCCAGGCAGAAATCCGGATGGAAAGTGGAGGACATGGACCAGAAGCATCCCGGATGCTCCCCTTCCATCAGGGTTCCGGAAGCGTACTCGAGTGGCTGGAACTTCCCGTCGTTGTCCCTCTTGAAGACCACCGCGCCGTGGGTGTGGCCTCCTTGCCCGTAGACGACCAGACAGATCCCAGGCAACCCGGGAAGATCATGGAGATCGTACTGGTTGGACCCAGAGAGGTCGAGAGCGCCGGGGTCCGCGACAGCTTCCGCCCAGGACATGGGCAAGCTCGCTTGACGTTGGGGTTCGGACATGGGTGCCTCCTTGCCCGGAGGTTACGTCGCGGCCCCTTCCTCGGAAAACCTCCCGACGCCGCCTCTGGCGCTCCCTGATCAGGACAGTGATCAGGCCCTCTTCCCCATCGTGATCCAACTTCCGGAGCCGGCTGGCCCCGACGATCTTCAGGAAGTTGCTGGCGTACTTGCGGAGGTTCGCCATGTTCTCGTTGACGAGAGCCTCGTCGGGAACCAGGGAGAGATCCCAGGACACCCGTTGCTCCGGGGGTGTGGCCACAGTGCCCTTCTCCTTGCCCAGGAGAGCAGCGAAGCTGTGGGCGGCCGAGGAAACGGCCGAGGGCGAAGCTCCCTTCTCTGGGGCTGTGGTCGGCTCCTCTTCTCCCGGACCCATCTCGTCCAGGACACTCTCCACCTCAGGAGTTCCCCCGGCAGGGTTAGGGACCAGGCCGTCCTTGCTGATGTCGTAGACGGTGTCCGGGAGGAGGGCCCCATAGTTGCCGATGACCTCGTACGTGTTGATCCGCATCTTCTGAGCGGTGTTGCAGATGCAAACCACGTTGGCAGGGTCCACGCGACACACGATGATGCGCCGGTTGTGGGGTCCGTAGTTGCTGGCGTACTGGTGGTTGCCGACGTGGAATCCCGTGTGGCAGGGGCTGTTGTACTCGTCGGAGACCCGGTTCCGGTCCATGTAGGGCTTGGCGCCGATGGAGTTGTCGACCGGGTTTCCGTCCTCATCCTTGTGGACGGAGGTGTAGTCGGGATTCACGGCCTTGTACGCCAGGATGTGGCCCTCCAGGTCGATGCAGATGCCCCGGGACTTCAGGAACCCCCAGAGACTCTTGACAGCGCGCCAGCTGGGGTTCTTGGACAGACGCTGCCAGAACTTCATGATGGCAGTGGGGTCGTCCCCAGCCTCGGCCATCGCCACCATGCGCTTGTTCATCTCCGGCGGGAACCGACGGCCGTTGTACATCATGTAGCCCTGGTGGAACCGGAACAGACCACCGGTCCACTTCTCGATAGCGTGGCCCTTGGAGAACAGGACCAAGAGCCCTTCGATGTCCTCATCCTGGGCCTTGTCCCGAGCCTCCTCGAAGTTGGGATCCCCCTTCTTGAGGGTGTAGATATCCCCGTTCAGGACGATGGTGGCGGACTCGCGGCTGATGTTGTAGTCGAACTCGACTTCGGTGGTCATGACTTCCTCTGCGTATCCATGAGCTTGACGTACTGGACCCAATGCTCTCGTTCCCCACGGGAACGGAACATGCCCAGGTAGTTCCTATCGCGCTTTCCGCCGAGCAACGGATACCGTTTGATGATGTCGTCTCGGAGAGCGGCCGGATCCATCGCTGGGGTGTGTCCTGCGGCCTCAAGAAGCGAGAGAGCCCAGCCCACGTATCCGGTATGGAGCGTGTGCTCTTGAGCTTTCCAGAGGTGTTCGGCGAACTTGGTGATCTCGTGGTCCGGCCCCAGTTGTTCGACGAGGAACCTGTGGGTGGGGCCCAACATCTCTCGATCCGAATACGAGGAGCAGTAGGAGTACGTGGAGACAGAACTGAAGCGAGCCCACTTGATGAAATCCTTCAGTTCCGGATGGGTCCTGAACAGGTGAAGGAGGGCCTCGATCTTCCACTCTGCGTAGGGCTTCGCAGGGATCTTCGAGCGATCGGCCTTGGGGTTCTTGATCCCGTAGATCTTGGGGAACGGAACCTTGAGGTTCCGGAACAGACTCCGCAACGCTTCGATCTCGACGAAGAAGCCGTTCCGAAGGCTCTCCGGAGTGTCCGGGTCGGCGACAGGCCCTGGGGACACCGCACGGAACCGGTGGGTCAACACGTACACATCGTCAGCAGAGAGGACGACCTCAGCCGCATCCCAGTAGGAGGACCTCTGGCGGGGCCTGCTATCCTCGAAGTCCTCCTTCAAGGAGAGGACCTTGGCCTTGTGCTGGGCCTGGGTATCGATGGCCGCCTTCTTGGCCGGGTCCGGAGGAGTAAACTCGAGGGAGCTCATCCTGAGGATTGGGACTCCGGACATCCCCTTCTTTTCGAGAAGATCCCTGATGTGCGCCTCGGCTGCGTCCACGTCAGCCCTCCGCTTTGGCATTACGATCCGGTCGTACGTGGATGCAGCGTACCCACGCCAAGTGTGGTGGGTGTCCTTGATCAGGATACGGGTATTCGAGCTGACGGGGAGGGAGAATGCATCATCCAGGTGAGACCATTTCCCGTAGGTCCGAACAGGCCGGCGCAAGTTGTACAGGGCCGGGAAGACAGGAAGGGCGGTGCCGTAGGATTTCCTATTCCGGAAGATCTTGATCCTGTCCTCATTGAGGGACGCCAACTCCGGAGGGAGAGGGAGACCCTTCGGGAGAGCCAAGACGCTGATCCGCTTCTCCCAATCAGTCGTGGAGCTCTTGGTGACCTTGCTGACAAGGTCACGCATGGCCGCCTGGCACAGGAGGGTGAACCTGCGAACAACAGCCTCGACGGTGCGTTCCGTGTACTCGAGATCCTCGCGACTGGCGGTGACCGATACCTCTCCGATGTCGCAGCGGAGAATCCCCCCACGGGTGCGGAAAGCGGACTTGTACTCATCTCCGATGAAAGGGAGGATGCGTGACTCTCGGACACGGTACGGGATGCAGCCCATGACCAAGGTCCAATCAGGGGACTCCCGAACAAACCCGCCGTTTTCGTTCTCAAAGGCGTAGACGGCGGGCTTGAGCTTGACGTTGATGTCGGGCTGGGGCTCGAAGTAGCGGAAGAGGTCCCGTGCTGTGTTGTGGAACTTGATGGAATCCGAGGGTACCACCGGGACCTTGACCTCGAGCCCCGTCTCAAAATCAGATACCAGCCCCTTGGCGCGAAGCCACTCGATGAACTCGTCCTTGAGTCCTTCCAGGTCGGGGACTGTAGAGAGGCCCACCCACTCATTGGCAGGCAAGAAGACCGGGATCTCCTTGCTCTCAAGGAAGCTCTCGATGTGCTCTCCGAGAGCCGCCATGTGGAAGAGAGTCATCTCTCCCTCGTCCGACTCGTCCAACATTGCGCTGTAGACGCAACGGAGACCACCATGCCAGCTGGCCACAGAGAAGCTGTCGTTGTATGCGAACGGGGACTTGGCGCCGATGCCGAAGGAGCCTACCTCTTCGTCGGTCTCGTCCTTGGTGGTGTCCCCGTACCAGATGAAGGTCCCGAACACGCTGGGACCGAGGAGGTCACGGACTTCCTCTGGTTCGTCAGGATCTCCTGCACGGAGCCCGGGACCCCAGTCCCGGATGACCAGTGACGGCTCCAGGCTCGTGGGGAGGACCACCCGTATCGGGAGATCCGGCTTCCCAGCGGCTCGGTGGGAGTCCCATGCGTTCCCTCCGATCTCTCGCAATACTGCGAGTATCTTGTCTCCGTATAGGAAATCCCTGAGGATACGGAAGATTTTCGCGGTTCCTTGGGAACGGATCCCAAACCCTGCTGTCTGAAGCCCGCCTTTTCGGACTATTTTTCTTTGGGTCCTGTGAGTTCGCATAGGCAGTCCTCAACCTTATTTACGGTTTTGAAGTAAAACTTGTATCATCTGCTCAAAACCCCACAGCCGCGGAAGAGGGACCCCTTACTGTTCCCGAAAATGCCTCCAAAAAGACCCTGCCAGGAAACCCCCTCGGAGATCCTTTTGCGTGGTTTGCGGGGGAGCCACCTCAAGAGCAGGAGTTCTTTATTGCTCTGGGAAGTGCCGGAAAATTGACAGGCACCCTGAACAGGTCAAGGATTGCCTTGAGTGCGGCACCCAGCATGCGAACCGGATCGCCTTTTGCTCCCAGGAGTGCCAGAGGAACCACGGTAGAATAAAGCGTTTGAAGGCTTGCTTCAGATGTGGGAAGGATACAACCAACTCCAAATACTGTTCGAGTAGTTGCTCAGCGAAGCACCAATGGGCCTGTGGCGGGGAAGATCAAGAACGGGTCCTCCAACAGCTTCTTCGAGGGAATCAAGAACGCTGGGATCAGAGATCTCCCCAAGAAATCGAAGAGTACATGAGACCCCTACGGGAAGGGAAGAAAGCCCGGCGTGCAGCCATGACGCCAGAAGAACGGGAACGGGAGAGAGTACGTCTCCGGGAGCAAGCCAGGAGACAGTGGGAACGGTATTCTCCCGAGCAAAAAGAGCAGGTCAGGAACCGACTCCTCAAGGGGACCTTAGAATTTTGGCAGAGTGCTCGTTCAGAAACAGCTCGGACGACCGCCCGGGCTAACCTCCAGGACTGGAACGCCAAGCGCATGGGGCCCGCATTCTCAGAAAAGCGAGCCATCTCTGAGAGAAAACGTATAGCATCTTTGAGAGAATTCTATGCCTCACCGAGGAGCACCCCCATCCGGGAGTTCCACTCCAAACGCATGGTGGGAAACAACTACAAGAACCGGTGTATTTGGTATGAGGTCCAGAACGGGGACACCATATCCCTTGTCCAAGGGACTTGGGAGAAACGGGTCGCTGAATGGCTTCACCGTTGCGGAGTCTTATGGGAACGACATAGTCTCTGCTACGCAGGACACCGGAGATACACGCCTGACTTCTATATTCCAACATTTGGTATCTACATAGAGGTCAAGGGATATTTCCCAGAAGAAGCCAAAGCCAAAATGCACAAGGTACTGGGTGAGCATAAAGTGGATCTGAGGATATTCCAAAAAGAAGACTGGCCTTTGGTCGAAAAGCCATTCGACCCCGAAAGATTAGCTTCCTTCCAGGACAGACACCCTGTGTAGAGCACTCCGCAGAATCCGGAAGACACGGGCCTTGGTGCGGTCGGAGATCCCAAACCGGGCCTTCTGCAGACCTCCGGTGGATACGACTTGGCGCTGCACGAGTTGCGGTTTCATCCTACGTGTCCTTACCGGTCTTGGTTTCCCGAGGAGCGTGCGCTACACAGCGTTCCGGTCCGTCATGGTAGAGTCTGCAGTTGTTCCCAACCCCCCCGATGTAGAAGCCGGTCTCAGGGTCTGCACACAGGCCAGGAAAGCCTGTATGGGAGTCCTTGGAGGCCGTCCTACGGTTCCCCAGAGGAACGGGGCTACGGTACTCCCCCTTCTGGTATTGGGGCTTCCCAGGGAGCCCTGCGGAGCACATATAGCAGTCCTCCGGGCCGTTGAACCGGCGAACGTTCCGAGGACGTACCTGGTTGCAGAGATACTCCTCGTCCTCGGTTCCCTCCTTGGGGACTCTCTGGAAGTTGGGGTGCCCGCAGTCCATGATCCGGTGGGGAGAGGGAGCCTTGGGTTTTTCCGGAATCCGGATCCCAGGGGATTCCGTCCTCTTGGAGGGAGGCTTCTTGGCCGGTTCCTTGGTCTCTGGGGGGATGAACAGGTACTCGCCATCCTTCTTGAACAGCTTGGCCTGGATTCCCGCAGCCACGACCTTGTCGAACAGGCTCCGGCGCAGACGGCTCCGTCCCAGGGCCTTGCGGACCAGGGGGATCCAGTGAGTCTGCTTGGGATACTCCTTGCCTGCGGACTCCAGCTCCAGGAGGGCCTTGCGAAGCGCCTGGGCTGCCGCGAGCTCCGAGGTGTCCCTGGCCGGCTCTGCCGGAGGAGGAGCCTTCTTGGTGGTGGGGGTCTTGGGTCCCTTGGACCAGTTCATGATCAGGTCGTCTACCGATGCCACGGATACCTCCGACGGACGTTCGACTCGCCCTCCTGCTGCGCCTGGGTTTGGACGTTTTGGAAGAGAACGAGCCACTGACGAGCCTCCTCATCCGACATCTCAGAGATCCGCTCTCGGACCAGGTTCATGGCGTGCCCTCCCCGAGTGCGGCGGACCAGGATTTGTAGGCTTCTCTTGCTCATCGGTTCTTCCAGCAGAGGTCCGCACAGACCTGGTTCTTTTTCTTGGAGAGGAAGAGGGCGCTCCCGCAGCTGGAGCAACGCTCGGTCTCGAGAGCCTTCAGGTAGGCGTCCCGCATCCTCTCGTGCATCCGGTGGGTGATCCGCGGGATCGTGCCCGTCCGATTCACCCGCCTCTCCTTCCCGACACCCCGAGTACGGTTCTTGGTGTGAAGGAGAACCACGCGGATGGCGTCGGAACCAGATGTCCGGACGCAAAGCGCGCCGTTGGGATCGAAGGAGTCGACCACGACCGTCGTGTAGACGGTGATCCACAGGGAGGTGTTGGGCACCTGGCGCTGATAGACCTTCTCCTGAGTTCCGGGGATCTCCGTCGGGGAGAACCCACAGCTTTCCAGCTTGGTGATCAGCTCACGAGCCAAGCTGCAACGGTCGGAAAAGCTCCGGGGGTCGTATCGCATATTCTCCCTCCTGCCCCAGAGTTACGTCCCAGGGTGGGGAGGGGAAACCTCAGTTGCGATATTCCTCGTCGAGACCCAGCGCCTCCGCCATCTTCATGAACTCGGCGTTGTGAGGCTCGCCCCCTGTAGACGCTACCGCTATGTGAATGCATTCGTGGAGCACCACTTGCTGTAGCTGGTGGGGGTCATTCAGAGTGCGGGGGGATATCGACACCACAGTGTAGGGGCGTCGATCAGAAGGAGGCTCCGTCAATCCAATAGCGGTGGCCGGGAGGCGGACATCGGAGAACCCTACATGAACAGGACCCAGGACCTTCCGGCGGCCCAGGACTTTCATGGACTCCGCGAGGACCCGCCGCATGGTCTTCTCAAACAGGGGCCGGAGGGTCTTCTTGGTCTGGTGCTTGTTCCGATCAAGGATCTCCAGAGCGAATCCCCAGGGCAGGGACTTCTCTCTCCACAGATAGTCCGCCGCCTCCTGAGTCAACTCAAAGGTACGAACCCAGTGGCTTTTGGCTACATCCCCTTTGGAGAAGGGTCGGGGGGAACGATCCCAGCAGACCCCCAGGGTCATCATCCAAGCGTTCCGCACGGGGGTGACAGTCACCGGAACTACGGCCATATCCCCGAAGTCGTTCGGGATGATGACTTTCAGCCCGTCTGTGATGTCCATATGGACATCCAAGGAGAGGGAGGCCATCTCGAAAAACAGGTTCTCCAACCCGTCTATCCGCGACTCCCAGTAGGTCCGGGGCTGCATCCAGTGAGCCAGGGCTTCCTGGACCTTGGCTATCTCCGAGGTCGCCGGCTGGATATCCTCAAGGACCTGTCGGTTGGTGAAGACATCCTTGAGGGTCGCGTTGTAGGTGTCTCCGTCGATCGAGATTTCGTAGCAGACGACCTCTCCGTACCGAACGACTACGCCGGTGATCTCTCCGGTCTCCCCGCGTCGCTTCTGGAGTCTCCCTTCCGCTACAGGGGAGACCCGAACAGCCTTCCCGATCAAGGAGTGATCCCTCGCCATGGAAACCAGGAGGTCCGCCTCCAGAGGGGAAGTCCTATCTCCAACTGTCAGGGAAGCGCCGGTCTTCATGGAGGGAGTGCCGGGATAGGCTCTCTACCTCTTCCGATTCCGCGCAGGACCTACAGCCTGAGCTGAGGGCAGGGCAGATTTCCGTCTGCGCTTGTTCTGCCCATTCTTGAGAACGTGAGGGCACTCGAGGCACTTGTCATGGCTCATGCTCTTCAGACCACAGACCCTCTCCCAGACCCGGAACCGCTCATAGACAGTATCCCCCCACTCGGCTCGAACGGCCTGGGCGTTCTCATAGATGAACGCCTCGGGAGGGGGCCAGAACTGCTCGTTCTCACACGTATAGGTGTCCTCGTTCTCGTCGGTGAGCGATTTGACTCGGTCTCTCATTACAGACCCTCGTACTGGGCAATGATCTTGAACTCATCCAGAGCGACGCGGACGGGATGGCCCAAGAGATCAGTACCCCCAGTGCTCTGGATCCGAACAGAATCCGTGCCTCGACCCTGACACCGTTGGACCACACGGGCCAACTTCTCGGCGTTGTCGGGAGTCAGCAGATGAGATTGGATCTTGTAGACGAACTCTCGCCCATCTCCGACCCGAGAAACCTTCCCCGGTTCCCGAGAGTGGCCTCGCGGAGAAGCCACAGAACCCAAGCCATCCTGTCCAACAGTGGAAGAAGGCGGGGGAACCGGGGAGGGAATCTCTGAACTGCCTCCCGATGATCCATCCGGAGGGTTGGAGTTACCGTCTGCGCGGAAACCCGAACCCTCGCACTTGGAACAGGAGTCCTCGAACGGAGTGTAGCCATGCCCGCTGCAGGTGGTGCAGGCATCGGGGTGATCGGGACCCGGAGGGCCCTCACTGGGAGCACCTCCTCCGTTGTCGTCCGAGGGGGGCGGCTCCTCCTTCTCCGCTACGGGGGTCCCCCCGTGCTCCAGGTAGTTGGCATAGTAGGTCGGGAAGACCTTGGCCAGATAGGGGGTCCAGTCACCACCACCCTTGTTGTAGGACATCTCGGTGAGGTTGTTGGGGACGGTCCAGTTGGCGCCAAACTCAACGTCGACCTTGAGGGGAATCAACCACCCCAGCTGGCCGACCGTCTTGCGACACATGATATCGCAGATGACCTGGATGGCCTCGTCTACGATGGACTCATGGATCTCGAACCCGAGTTCGTCGTGAATGGTGAGGACCATCCGAACCAGGTCCTCAAGGCCCGGCCCCCGGTTGATCCATCCCCGGCGCTTGAACTCCCGATACAGGAGGCCCATCGCCAGCTTCATGATGTCAGCGGAGGTTCCCTGTACAGGCCCGTTGACCGCGTTCCGCTTGGCCTTGGACCGGAACTTGTTGTACTCGTGGTCGATGTCGGGAACCGGATACTTCCGGCCGAACGCCGTGGTGACGTACTTCTGCTTCTTCGCCAGACGCTCCTGGGCGCGCCACCAAGCCTGCAGGCCCCGGTAGGTCTTGTCGAACTGGTTCTTGATGCGCCAGCCCTCCTCCTCGTTGCACCCAGTGGACCTCTGGACAGCGATTCCTGAGCCCCCATAGCAGAGGAGGAAGTTGACGATCTTGCCGGTCTGTCTCTTGAGCTTATCGCTTGACCCGTAGATCCCGATAGCGGTGAGCGTGTGTAGGTCCCCGATCTTGTTGGACCCACATTCGGGGCAGAACGGTGGAGGTTCTGTTCCCCGATCGAACTCCAGACCACACGGAGCGCACCGGAAGAACTCCGCCACCCACTTGGGCTCGCCGGAGAGGTTGGTGACGATCCGGAGCTCTACGCCCGAGTAGTCGATCGCGAAGAAGATGTAGCTGGGCTTGGCCGCCACCACCTCGCGTTGTCGGTAGGAACAGGCAGGCAGGCTCTTGTCGTAGGTGGCCGTCGTTGATTGGACGTTCCAGTTGACCTGGCCGTGGAAGTTCTTCTTGTCCCGTGGCGTGGGGGTGGAGAACCGACCCGTATCCGTCTTCAGACCATTGAAGTTGGCCCAGACACACCCGTCAGGGGCCCGCTCCGGGGAGGAGTCCTTGTAGATGTTGAGCAGGGTGGTGCCCAGGGACTTGGTGATCTGCCGGAAGCGGCGAACCGACTTCATCCAAGGCAGCGTCTCGCCCTGGTCCTCAATGACCTTGTCCAGCACGTCCTTCGACGTCTTGACCTGTCCGGACTTCTCCGTGGGGACCAGGCCAGGGACGTTCATCTCACGGAGCAGGAGCCCCAGAGAGGCGGGGATCGTGATGTCGTAGGTGTGGGGGAAGTGAACCGTTTCCCGCTGCTTCTTGTTCACCAGACCAGGGACGGACTTGGTGATGGAAGGCCTGGCCGGCTCTGCTACACGGGTCAGAGCCATCGCTCGGACCTCCCCGTAGTTGGGGGAGATCACATCCTTGTTGAAGATGCGCCCCATCTCTCCCAGCCAAGCGGGGCGGGCGTCCCGCCCAAGAGCGGCAGAAACCTCATCGTAGACCTTGTTGACGCACTCCCACCACTCCTGCTGCCCCAGGCGGATGAGCTCTTCGAGCTTCTTCCGGTCGATGAAGATCCGGCACTGCTCCATCCACATTGTGGCCGTAGAGCAGATCTTCTCGATCGTGTAGATGACGTTCTGGGCGTTGCCGAACTGGTCCTCCTCCGAGATCGCCGGATAGAGGATCTCGAACAGGGCCAGGGTGTTGATGGCGTCAGGAGCCGCGTACCAGAGGACCGGTTCCCACAGGGGGTCCAACTTGGAGAAGTCCTTGTCGATTTTCTTCCCCCGCTCCTTGAGGAAGAGCTCATGGAGCTCGAACATCTCTCGGTCGAGTTCGGACCCCGCCAGGAACTTCAGACCCTTCTGGCGCTGGCGAGAGTTGCGGAGGTAGGCAAGGATCCAGGTGTCGTGCCAGGTATCCGGCTCGTCCCACTCCCCAATGGCCCCACAGGGATCGTACTTGAGGAACTTCTGGTCGAACTTGGCGTTGTGGAACACCGCGACCGCCTTCCCCTCCTGGATCTTCTCGATCATCTCCTTGATGAGACGGACCGGCACGTTGGCTTCCGCTCCCTGGTCCTTGTGTCGAACCGGGAAGTAGTAGCCCTTGGAGGTCGTCGGAGCGATGCATACGCCGACGATCTTGTCGACCGTCTCGAGCTCCCCCGTATCGTTGGGAAACGCACGTTGGTCCAGGCCGGAGGTCTCCAAATCCAGCCCGTAGATGCCGGATTCGATACACTCCTGAATCACCTGGGGGATGAGATCAGGCACCCCCAAGATGAGCTCTACCGTCTCCATCCAGGGCTTCTTGGTGAGCCGGGGCTTCGCGAGATCTGCCATTTGGTCGAAGAGACTGGACTGGATCATGCTTCTCCACGGAGAGACTTCTTGGTCTTCTCCAGTATGCTGTGTGCCATTTGAACGATCTGGGCTTCTTCCACACCCTCTTGATGGGCGGCCACTACCCGGTCATAGACTCCCCACAGACCCATGCAAGTCTTCACAGGGAGCTCTCGTTCTCGGGTGGTAGTGCGAAGGAGGCGCTCGGTTCTCCGGAGGGCATCCTCGGCCGTCTCAGAAGACTGTAGGAGCGTCGCAACCTCCTCCTCGGGGGTAGGGGGACGCTCCTGCTCGTCAGGCTCCCAGGGAAGCGCAGGGACGTCGTAGCGACGCTCCAGTATCTTGACGGCTTCCCAGAAGGAGACACCCTCCTTCTCGCGGACCAGGGCAACGTGGTCCCGAGATATCCCGCAGGCGAAGCAGTAGAACTGACCGCTCCCCGGGTACAGGCGAGCGGAGGGCTTGCTGTCCTGTCCGTCCCCATGTAGATCGCAGGAGAACTGCTGCTCCCGGTCATCCCCTCGGGGATCCACCATGTAGCCGTAGTCGGCCAACAGACGGGAGATAGGGACGTGCTCTCGGATGTTCTCGGCGGCACGTCCTGCTCTGTTCATCTGAGGGGCACCTTGTCGATACGGTTGGCGAGGGTCGCGATCTTCTCGTCCGGGTTCTCCACCTGTCGGTGGGCACCGAGGGCCATCAGGACCCCCAAGGTATCCTGGCCATATTCCTCCCGAAGGGAGGAATAGGAGAGAATCTGTGCGATGATGGAGACCAGTTCCTGCTCTGACGCGCGGGTGGGTGAGTACCGCGAAATCCATTTGTTCGCAGGGAAGTTGGACTCGAAGTCCTCCGGGTGGTTCAGCTGGAACAAGGACAGCCCCTTGGGGTCTCCCTGGGCGACGAACCCCCACATGATGTCCCCACCCCGTACGATCCGGACCCGGATCCGGACCGGGAAAGGCTGGAGGCGTGAGAGGACCGGTTCGGTGAGGATGAAGTCCTGGAGGACCTCGTTCAGATGGCGTTCGGCCAAGGACTCCGCAGGGGTTCCCCTGACGAAGCGCTCATTCCAACTGCGCCGGATCGCGTCTTCGATGGCAGCTACGGCAGTCATCACAACCCCAGGTCGATCTTGTCGCCCGTCTTCTTGGCCATCTCGGGGACAACATCGTTGGTCGTGAAGATGCGGCGGGCAGGCCAGAGTACCCCGGCATAGAACTCTTTGAACTTCGCGTCCTCTCGAGCCTTGAGGTGCTGGATCTTCACCAGGTTTGATTCCTCGAGCTGATCATCGACCCAAGAAGCGGTCACGATATCCGAGGAGCGCTCGGCCTCGTTCGCATAGCTGAGGTGCGTCAGGTTGTAGCGGCCTCCGTTCTTCTCTGCGGACTTGAACCCTTCCCGGGAGATCTGGAACAACACCAACATAGCGATCCCCAAGCCCTGGTTGAAGGACATGGAGAGCTTCTTGATGTCCCGGAGAACCTCGTTGAGCCGCTCCGTGGTGGAGTTGTGCCGGTTCCGGGAGGACATCAGGCCGGCGTGGTCCACGACTACCATGCGAACCGAGGGGTCCTGGCTGAACCGGAGCTCTGCCTTCGAGCGGAGATCATTGACGTTGAAGTCTGCCTTGAGCGCGTCCGCCACCTCGATGTACATGGATCCATACAGGTTCTCGGTATCCATGAGATCCGGAACCACGTAGTCAAAGAGGAACGTCTTCTCTTCCGCGGAGAGTTCTGCGTCCCGCATCTTGGTGTAGTCGAGACTCTTCTTGATTCCCAGCTTGCGACGGGTATCCCGGAACTTGGGATGGCAGGTATGGATGGCGTAGATCATCCGCCGCACCTGCGCGTATGGCATCTCCAGAGAGATGAACACTGAGGAGTGCCTGTAGTAGATCGCTTGGTTGTAGATCCAGTTGACAGCGAGAGTGGACTTCAGGCCTCCAGTGAAGGCTGCGTGGAGCCACATCTGCTGTCGCTTGGCCCCCTTGAGGACAACATCCATCTGCTCGATGCCTGAGAACTGCCCCAAGCCCGCGATAGGGTCTTCTTCCACCCGCTCGTACTCCTCCTTGAAGGAGTCCCCATCCGTCGTAGCGTTCCCCGAGAGAGGGACCCCCGATAGGGGGGTAGTGACATCCCCAGCGCGGTCCACGACATACTGTAGGGCCTGTACAGGCCCTCTGAGGTGTACTTCCTTGCGCTGGCCTGGTTCCTTGATGGATAGACCGCGAACCGCAATCTGGCTGGCGTCCTTGAGGATCTCCGATGTCAACCGGAGACGTCGATCTTCCGCGACGCGTTCCAGAAGCTGGAGAAAGTCTCCCTGGATCTTTGGGTCGGCTGCGGCCACCGTCTCGAACCGGTCGACGACGGTGAGCTGGCCTGCGATGGTGAAGTGCTGACGCACTGTAGAGGCGTCAGGGACATGCCGGTACTGGGAGACGAAATCCTGAATCCAGGACCAAACCGCCTCGTCCTCCTCCACAGGAAACTCGACCCCAGAGGCCCGCAATGCTTGGGCGTTTCGGAGGAAGGAGTCCTTGTCGTCGGAGGGGCTGTTTCTGAACGTAGAGCGCAGAAGAACCTTCACTCAGGTCCCCCCCTTCGAAGGGTGGTGCGGGAGGGTGCGCGACGGCCCGTTTTGCGACCAGGGGTACGCGCCCTCTTCTTGGCAGCGGGATTGGATAGGTCTTTGACCCGGCGATAGCTGGACAGGGACTGCCCGACCGCCGAGGACCAGCATAGATGGCCTGTGTCAAGGGGGTGGGTTGGTTGGTCCCACACCCAAGTTGGCTTCCCGATGTGGAGTCGGTGGTTCAGGACCTCTGCCAGGACTTCGGGGGCAGCAGCGTTCCGAGCTACCTTGACTCCCATCCGCAGGACCAGCAGGTCTGGGGGCTCCGCGAGATCCACGACGGTGAGGAATCGGGTTGATGTCTTGATCGCATCCGCGTCATGGATCTCCCCGCCCTGGAGAGAAATAGTGGCCAACCACGCGGTGATGAGATCAGCGTCTGTGGAGACCTGTAGGAACCAATGAGGGGGCCTCCGGATGGCTACGTGCCTCAGATGAGGCAGGAACTCAGATCCCGCAGTAATCCAGAGGTTCTCCTGATGTGCGCCTGCCAGGGGGGACTGCTTCACAACAGGCTGCATGGAGAGACCCTTCAGGGCCTTCTCTACGTTCTGCAGGATGTCCGCCTGCTGGACACACTCGCATCTCTCGAACTTCGGGGGGTGGGGAGGGTTGTATTCTCCCTCTACGTTTCCCGTGCCAAAGCACTCTGGGCAGTCAGGATTCGCAGATGCCAAGTTCCCCTCCTGTGAGTGTGTTACGGTTTGGAGGGGGCAGGGACCTCTATCGTCAGACTGGACGAGAACCGGCCTCGAGCTTCATGCTCCCTCTCCCCAGGATATCCGAGAGGATTCCCTACCAAGAGGGTCTTCCCCACCACGTGGGTTGCTCGGTCATGGGTGTGTCCGTAGGCCCACAGAGCGGGGCCTCGCTCCTCTATCAAAGGAGTCAGGTCATGGACGAAGAAGTGATTGAGGGGGGAGCCCTTGTACCACGGGGACACACATACCTCGGAAGGCATGTAATGGGTCACCACCACATCGGTGGGCAGAACCTGCTGTAGGAGCTCAACACAGGCCTGGTTCTGCTCGTGAGCCCAAGGTTCCAACCCCTTGATCATCCGGTGGTCGTTCATCCGAAGGACCCACTCGGAGCGGAGGGCGTTCTTGGGTTTGGTGAACCACAGGGTGCCTCCTATGAACCGGACCCCAGCTACCTTCACGATGGAGTTGTCCAGCCAGTGGAGGTTGGGAAGCTGCTGGGTGATCCAAGCCATCTCCTGAAGGACTCCCCCCACCGAGGACCCGTAGAACTCGTGGTTCCCCAGGACATAGACCACATGAGGATACAGTCTGCAGAAGTGGCCAAGAGCCCATGCCAGCCTATCCAGAGTGCACAGGTCTCCCGCGATGACGAGGACGTCCACGCCAGGCTCGTGTATCTCCTCGATCAGGCGCTTCTGACTGGCGGGCCTGTGGAACTCAAGATGGAGGTCTGAGACTACCTGGACGATGGCCATCACTCACCCTGGGTGACAGCCTTTAGAACATGCATTGCCCTGGCGTCTCTGGGGGCCTTGTATCGGACATAGGCCAAGAGAGCGTCGTAGCGAATCCGAAGCTCGTCCAGATCCGTGAGAGCCCGAGCCAGGGCCTCCGGCGCTTCTTGCATCAGGCGAGCAGACTCCTTGGTGATCTTCTCCAGGGCCAGAACACCTGTCTGGGGCTCAGGCACGGAGACCGAGTCGTGAGCTTCCGCGATCAGAGTCCACAGATGAAGGATGTCCAGATCCGTGAGGGGCTCCACGGAGGGAAGTGCGTCCTTCAGGGGCTGTGTCTGGGGTGTCTTCCAGGAATCCTCTGCCGGAGGAAGCGTGCCCGCCCCCCGTTGCTTCCGGTACTCTTCCAGGTCTTCTATTTTGCGTAGGGTCATGGGTGCCTCATATCTTGAAGCCTACCGTGCGGGGCTTGAAATCTTCGGACATATCCGAATCGGGTCCAGGGACACGGATATCCTTGGGGGAAGGGCGTCGCGCCTTCTTGGGAGGAGATTTCTTCTTGGGGACTGCGGGAGCCGTGGTTCCCTTCTTGGGGTACTTCGGTCTCCGGGTGGTCTTCTGAGGAGTGAATCTGGATGTCCCTGTCTTGCTCTGGGCGTCGGCAACCATCGCGTCGAACAGGTTCTTGGTCTCGGAACCCGCAGCATACATGACGTCTCCGCCCTTCTCTCCCCGCAGACGCTCGCCAAGGACCTTCTCGATGAGCTCCTTCTTCTTGTGCATCACCTTCTGGACATGCTCGTCAATGGTGTTCCGCGCGATGAGGTGGATCGCGAAGACCCGGTCGTGCAGACTTCCGATGCGGATCATCCGACCAAGGATCTGGATGTAGTCCCCTGCAGACCAAGGGGTGTCGTAGAAGATCAGGGCCTTGGCGGTCTGGAGGTTGATCGCATCCCCACCCGCCATCGTGATGAAGATGACCTTGGTCGGGTCCTTGGGATTCTGGAACGCGTCCATCGCGTCCTTGCGCTGCTTCTCTCCCTCAGCGCCTGTCACCTGGGTGCACTTGATGCCCTTCTTCTCCAGAGCGGCGCGGGCGATCCCCACCATGGTAGAGAACCGGGTGAACACGATGACCTTCTCGCCCTCAAGCTCCGATCCTCCAGACAGGAGATCTACCAGGGCATCCAGCTTCTCGGAAGGGTAGTCTGGGAAGCTGATGAGGCCCGGATGGTTTACGATCTCCTGGCAGTAGATGAGGGCGGTGAGATGGCTGACCTCCCGCTCACCTCCGTCTCCGTACTCAAGGAGCCCACCCAAGGATTCCTGGTACTTGGTGTGCTGGAACTTGGTGAGGCCTACCGTGACGTCTCGGGACTCCAACACAGGGAGGTCATCAGCGACAGCGTGCTTCGGTCGGCCCAGATAGAACGGATCGATGGAGTCTCGGAAGTCCTCAAGCTGTTCGGGTCTGTACCCTACAATCTGGGGAACTCTGCGGTTCCTCGCGACTCGGTTCATCTGTACGATGCAAAACCGATTCATGAATGTGTTAGCGGTCATCTTGAACAGGGTAGGGACCACCACCCGATAGATGCCGTACCCTTCCATCAGGTTGTTCTTGATGAGGGTTGCGGTGAGACCCCAGCAACGGAGAGCCTGAGCACTTAGGTGTTTGCAGACTCGGTGGACCCGCGTGGTTGGGGTCTTGAACACCGTTGCCTCGTCACAAATGAGAGTGTAGTCCTCCCATTTGTGCATCCTCGCGAAGTCGTTACACGCCGAGGAGTAGCCCTGAATGAGGACGGTAGGTCCGGTGCTGTTCTCCCACTCCTCTTGGAGCTTGGCCCGCTTCTTGGGACCTCCCACACAGAGGATGACCTTGACCCCCTTGGTGAACCTCTCGAACTCGGAGTACCACTGAGGGACCGAGCTCTTTTTGGTTAGGATGACCGCTTTGGTATCCGGATTGTTGATCCAGACGTAACACAGGGCAGCGATGGTCTCAATCGTCTTCCCGAGACCAGTATCATCCCCCACCACGAAGCGGTTCATACAGAGGAGGTGCACCACCATCTGCTTCTGATAGTTGCGCAGCTTGAACTGGATCGGGTCTCGACCCGGCCTCTTGATCTCTTTACGCAGAAACGGGTTCGGTGGGAGGTTGAGATCCTCCTTGTCCCGAACCTTCTTCAGCTTCGCATAGACCTCTTGGAGCAACCGAACCAGACCTCTCTCTGGAGTTACCGGGTCCGCAGAGGTTCAGCTGAGCCAATCCCAAAACAGGGGGAGAACCTTCTGGGTCTCAGGACGAACCCGCAAGGTGGAAGCCCTCCACCCCCTCTGCATATCCCCTTGGAAGATACCCTTGGCGTCCTCGACAGTACAGGACTCGTCGTAGAGATCAGGACATAGAGGGGCGATCCGAGCACCGGCTCTCTGGACACCCTTGTCGTACTCTCGGTACATAGGGACAGCGATGTTCTTGCGGAACAGGGCGGCCAGCTTCTTCATTGCCAGGAGGGTGTTCTCATCTGAGCCGGGAGTAGCCTGGGCGCCACGGGCTCCGAACGACACGTACTGGGCAACCGCCGTTGCAATCTTGAGGATCTCGATCTCGTCTTCGGTGAGGCCCATGGGCCAGGTCCGGGGAGGAGAGAAGAGAACCTCCAGGAGCCACTCGACATCCACGAGGGGGGTCCCAAGCCCGAACAAACGAGACACGGATCCTGTAGCTACCGACGGCCATCGACGGGCGAGGGTCCGCCATTTCTGCTCGATCTCCTGAGCGCCCTTGTCCACCTCGTCGAAGATGCAGTCTCCCCCGATAGTACACGCAGATGGAGGGCCGAGGTTTTGGCGCCATGGCTTCACAGTCAGGACTCCCGGAAGAGAATGGTCAGCTTCCCTTTCCCTCCTACCGTGATAGCCATCCCAGTGTGGGATCGAGCTACCTCGAGGTCTCCTGAGGGATACGCCTCTAACGAGAGGCCTCGAGGGACGGTCAGGTTGGCTGTCCTGGTAGAGGTTTGGGATGTCCCAGGGGGTTGGAGACGCGGTAGAGCCCCGACTACTTCATGGAGAGGAGTCCCTCCGAGACCCAAGGCCCTCAGAGCGCGAAGGGTCCTCTCCCCGACCAGGCCATCGACGGGGCCACAGTTGACACCCAGCCGATGTAGGTGGGACTGGACTGTTCTCTCGAGGAGATTCCTTCCGGACCATGTGCCGACTTCTATCTGAGCAGCAGAGCAGATAGAAGGCCACACGAGCTCCCCCTTCCCCTCACCTTGCAGGGAGTCCCCTACCAGGGACCAAGGGCCGAGATAGTGGAACACTCGGTCCGTAGGGCTCGGGACAGGATAGCGATCCCATGGCATGAACCCCAGAGGAACCGCCAACCCCCAGAGGACGGCGAGTTCTCCAAACCTGTCTCCGGAGCCTTCCAGGAAGGACACCGAGAGGTAGACTTCGCGTCCGGATGGGCGCATGGACAGATGAGGCGGAAGTCCTGTTGGTCCAGGACCCTTCGAGACCCCCTCCCAAGAGGCATCCCCTCGAGGGACTCCCTGGTATTGAATCCGGATACCACCCCGCTCTGCGCCGGCAAGCTCCAGCTTGCGGAGGGCCTCGGCTACGTCAGGGGTGACAACGGACTTCCGGTACGCGACAAGATCAGTCATAGAACTCTCTACCGGTTTCCCTGTATGAGGATGTGACGTAACCTTAGCAGGAGGTCAAATGAATATCCTGGAATTGGAAATCGCAGCGGCCGAAGGCAGTCTGGAGCGGGAAGGTTGGTTCTGGACGGGGGAGAACTGGCAGTTCGTCTCCCTTGATGGACAGACCACCGCTGAGGTGATCCACGGCAAGTACGGCATCGACGGCGAGTGGGAGAGTCCGCATGGACAGATCACCCAGCTCCACGGAGAGTACGACGGGACGCCCACCGACATGATCCCCGGGGAGCGCGTTCTCCCGGCGATGCTCGCTACCGAGGCTGCCCTACGGGACTTGGACGTCCTCTTCTGAGAGAGGCGGTAGAGGGAGGGGAACCCAAGTGGGTTCCCCCACCACGCTGTCCGGATGGGCGCAGAAGCAGGTGAGGACTCCCCCAACCCGCTTCGGCATATCCGCGAAGGGATAGCACGCGTTCTCACACCGGAACGCCACCAGGGCCGTATCCGGCTTTGGGGCGTTGATCTCGGTAGGGATGACCACCGCGAATCCTCCCAGCAGAACGATGAGAGAAGTGCTGACTGCTCTGGCCCAACGAGTCACAGGAACCTCAGATGAATAGGAGGAGACGGCAGGTGAGCTTGGAGATCAAGTAGCCGGAGATAGCCCCTATTACCGCGCCTGGGGTCCCCCATACCAGGCCGCAGAACGAGCCGAGAAGAGAGATCTGGACCAGATCGGATATGAAGCCGATCGTTTGGTTTATATCCTCCAGGAACCACTCATCGAAGGCGTTGTCGATTTGCGGAACAACGCCAGGGTCAGGGCTCTGGCAGTCTCCCGAGGGGTGTTCCAGGAGAGCCTGACTGGGGGAGTCATGATCGTTCAGATACACGGGATGAAATCCTCTCGATCCATTGGGATACGGTTCCCGTTCTTCCAGACCCCTTTTTCCAGGAAGGGGTCCAGCGGAAGCATGGTGGAGTATCCCAAGGCTCCTCGGGCTCTGGGCCTCTCGGTAACGATAACCAGAGCTGTCTCTGGAGTCTCACACAGAGAGACCAACCAAACCGACACCTCCTCCGCGGTCTTGATGCTGGAAGGGATGTCTATCCAAACGTAATAGTAGCTGGATCCATAGCCCTTCTTCTGGAAACGGCCCGCATAGATGCTGTTGCCCAAGAAGCCTACTCGGTACCAGGATCCCTTCTGGAGCTCACAGGCCGGAAGTTGCAACTCAAGAGGATCTACAGAACTCATGTCCCTCGGATTGTACCTCTGGTGCTCCTCGGAGCCAACGATCTCAAGACGGAGAGCCGAACTGCTCTGGCACCATTGGAGAGGAACAGGAACTCTCCCTCTCATCCCGATCCCATGATTGAGAACCAGTTGGGCGAAAACATCCTCCTGTAGAGGGACCAGGAACCCTTCAGGCGTGACCACCTTCCAGTTCCGCCCTCTCTTCAGGGAGGACATCCCTACAACCGAGTAGCCAGTCTTCGGAGGGTTCTCTACGACTACGGTTTCTGGGCTGGGGGTGCCCCAGCGATCTTCCCATGCCCAAGAACGTGCTCGGTTCCACATTCCCCCTTGGATCTCAACCGTATGGTACGCCAAGGCGAACGCAGGACGATAAGGCACCCCGTTCGGGACGGGTCTCCGATCTCTGATGAAGAACACCACACGGGAGGGGATGAATCCCTTGGCGCGCATCTACGGCCAGATGTAACGGGTGCGATCGAGTTGGTAGCCCTGTCCGTCCTCCCAGTGAACCCAAGGCTCCAGATTCAGATGGGTGAATCCGGTGTTGATGTTTTTGCTCGACACAGCGATAACCGAGGAAGTCACTCGGAGGACCGCGACCGGATTGGTAACTCTCGCTCCGCAGGAGGACCACCAATCCCGAAACTCAGCGAAGTTCCCGACATGGGTGGGGAGCATTAGCCAAGCGAATCTCTTCTTGGGGGATGCCTCGAAAGTGGAGGCCATCTTCTTGACCCGGCCCACATAGATGTGAGGGACACAGCATCCGCTGATCTTGGCCTCGTACCAACCCCCGACAACCAGGTCCTTGGGCCGGAACTTCTGAATCGGCGCTTCAGGCTCTCCGACGGGGCGGTAGCGGGAGTGGGCCTCCGTACCCACCTCTTCCAGACGCAGCTGGCTCCCGTTCTGGCACCACTGAAGTGTGGCGTCAAGGAACCCATCTGCAGGAACCCCCCGAGACATGAGGATCGGAAGGAACACATCACTCCGGAGATCCACCAGATGACCCTGGGGAGTGACCACCTTCCAGGCCGTTCCGCCTTCGGAACGAGTCTCGAATCCAGCCAGCCGATAACCACTTCGAGGGATGTTCTGGAGACGGACAGAAGCCGGCTCAGTCCAGGATCGAGGGACCAAAGGATCTTGGAAACGAGGGCCTCGCGCCCAACTAACAGCGTTGTGGTAGGTCCCGCTCTGACGAGCAACCAGGTGAGGAGGCACTGGGAAGGCGGGATAGACCGCAGTCCCTCGCTTCAGAACAGGACGCTTCCGGAGGAAGAACACCACCTCAGAGGGGATTGTCCCCTTGGCACGAGGATGTCCCATCAGCTCCTCTCCCGGAAGTCATCAATGAGGTCTGCCAGGACCTCGAATGGGACTCCGTAGTCGTTCAGGGTCGCCAGAAGGAAGGTAGGTCCTCGGCCCACCTTCAGCAGCTGAGGATACCTGTCGATAGTGACCCGGAACCCCTGGGCGTGGGTGAACCCGTAGTGGTCCTGAACAGACAGGGGAGGGACAGAGACCCGAGCCTCCCCGCCCTTCTCCCGAAGGTTGAGTGTATCCCCCTCTCCATCTTCCCAGGAGAGGGTCTCGATATCTGCGATCTCGCAGGCGACGCCGAGGACACAGTGAGCGTAGGTTCCGTCCAGAAGCTTCCTCTTCAGGGCCTGAGAAGTCTGCGTGAACTCTCCCGACCGAAGGGCCGCCGAGAGCTCTCCCAAACGCGTGTTCTGGACAGAGGCCACAGGGATCGGATTGGGATTCAAGACGTCTCCGGTTCTCAGAGAGGAGTTACCGGGGACGCCTCATTCAGCAGCCATCATCAGCAGCCGCGTCCATCCCCGGGAAGGGAGCCAACTCTCCTGTCGTCGAGGCACTCACGCGAGGTCCTCGGGACATGGGCCGGCCTTCGAGGAGATACCGATCAGCGGCAGCCAAGCCCTCTCCGTAGCCGGTGGGAGAGATCTGACCCTTGAGGTCATAGCCCTTGTTGCAGAGAGGGCCGAGACCCAAGATCCCGTTGGTGCAGATGACCATCTGGATTTCGGAGCCGTGCGAGCGAGTGTCTGAGCCCGTGTAGGCCGTCTCGGGGAAGTTCCGGACCAAGTAGGCCCGGCCAGCCAAGAGCGCGCCCTTCAGCACGGGCTGAGAGCCCTCGTCGAAGCCTCCCGCAGACCAGTCTGCAGGGCCTCCCACGGGGCTTGGGTCGATGACCCAAGCCGAGCCCCCTCCGCGGAACAGGCGGAAGCTCTTGGTTCCCGTAGGCTGGGCAAGGGTCCATGCCGTGTACTCGAGGATGGCGCCGTCTGCCATGGCGATCTGCCCCGAACCCTCGACACGCCCGTACTCGGAGTCTCCAGAGAGAGGAGTCAGGGAGGTTGCCGAGACCGCCCCTCCACTCAGATTGACCCAAAGGGAACTCGATCCGTTCTGGAGAGGATCCTCACCGACGAAGTCCGAGTCCTGCAGGAGAATCCCCAAGGGGAGGCGCTCGATGAGGCCAGCCATCCGGACTGGAGTCGTCGCCAGAGAACCATCCCGACCATTCATCGGAGAATCCACTCCTCCGATGAGGTTCGACCCGGTGATCGTAGAGAGAGCCTGCTGGGACAAGGAGCCCCGGGCATGGATTCGGAACCCTGTAACGGCCCGTGTGGAAGCGGGGACCATTCTCACGTGGGTCTCGTTCCCTTCGGCTCCTGGGATCATCGACACCAGAGAGCAGACCCGACCACCGTTCCAGTACGCGCGGACCTGGGCAGTACTTGCAGCGAAGTCCGAGGAGTTGATGGCCCCAACGAGGGACTGGGCGACCAGTTCCGGGGTGGCTCCTGAGAAGGCCGTATTCGATACCAGAGTGTTCGTCTTGGTTCCTCTCTCCAAGACGATCGCCTCGCCTACGGAAGCTGCGCTATCCGTGAGAACCTCGATCTCCAGGACTGCCCGGGCGGCGCTCAGAGCCTGGCCTTCGGTGAGGGCTCGGGCCTGGGGCTGCCACAAGGGGTCGCTGGCGCTCGCCGCGATTCGTGTTGATGAGGACACGACACCGATATCCAAGAACGTTCCCGAGTAGATCCGACCCCCGACCTTGCCCGTCCCGAGAGTCGTGTAGAAGTCGGCGGAGGCCAGGACTTCGAACCCACGGGCGTTCAGAGTCTCAGGGACCTGGGCGTAGTCGTTGGAGCTATCGAACTGCTGGATGGCTGTCCCGAGCTCTGCGGAGCTGGAGGAAGGGATCATCCCGTAGCGGTTCTCGTAGTCGGAAGTTGTCTTGGTCGCCCCATCCCGAGTCATGTAGGGGTCGCCCTGGTAGACCGTGCGATCATAGGCGATGTATGCCTGCTCATTGTAGGGCAGGGGCAAAGGGAGAATACAGGAAACCTGCCCCGCAACAGCAGAAGAGGTTGCGATGGGATCCACTCCCGTGGGAAGATTCCGACGGGCCAAGACATAGTTGTTCTTGGTGATGAAGCCCCGAGCGAACCCGAAGACAACACACTCAACTACGAACTCGAGGTCATCGAAGGTCTCCCCCGCCACATACTGTCCAGAGCGCCGGACGTCGATGAGGGTGTTGGGGATCACGTAGGTGTGGTCGTCCTCGTCCCCAGTGACATCGGAGCCCCCGCCAGGGACGATGAACAGGGTCTGCTTGTCCTGGTCGTCACGGAGAAGGTTGGCAGGCCGCCCTCCCGAAGTGTTCAGGGTCACGCGATCGGCATCCCAGGCTCCCTGTCCCGAGAACTCCCGAAGGTCATAGACTCCATAGATCCGAGCGATGCCCAGGAACGGGGGCAGCTGGATGCCCTTCAGACCCCTGGGGACATCCGAGGAGTGGACATTCACGTCCTCGTAGATCCGAGCCTGGTAGCCGGCGGCTGAGCCTCCCATGGCGAAGTACTCGCCATACACACGCCCCGAGGTGGTTCCCGTCTGGAAGAAGAGGGACTCCACTGCGGAGTTGGAGTCCTGGCCTCCGAGGACGCGGAACACATCATCCGAGCTCGTCTGGGAGTCTCCGAAGAGGTGATTCACCCCGTAGAAGACTGGACCTGTGGTTCCTGTGGTCTGGTGGAAGGGGATATCCTGACGCCCGAGACGAGGCATCCATTCGTGGGGGAATGCGTAGGCGTAGTCGGCATCCGAGGGGAACAGCTGACCTCCGTCCACTGAGGTTCCTGCGCTGGCTCCGGCCGTGTAGGTGTCGGGGAAGAATCGATCCGTGGCGCCCGCCGTGGCCCGGTAGCGAACCAGGGTGAGATCAGTCCTCTGGAAAGGGCGGAGAACAAGAGTCTTGGATCCTGCGTCGACGAAGGCCTCAGCTTCCCGTCGATACTCTCCGAAGTAGGAACTGTTGCCATAGGCGGGAGCTCTCGGAGCAGAGAGACCCAGGCTGGGGAGACGGTTCCAAGTCTGGACGTGGGAGAAGGGGAAGTAGATCTCCCCTTCAGGAATGCCAGCCTGGGAATCGAAGCTGGTGTCGATTCCTGTCGGCGCCTCGCGAACGAGTTCCGCTGAGTCCACACCCACCATGGCAACTCGACGGACCTTGTTGGCCACTCGAGCTGTTCCGCCTCGGCTGGGATTGTACTGAATCGTGGTGTCCAGCACAGCCTGGCTGACGGAAGGAAGGGATGTGAGGCTGTCCCAAGGGTAGGTCAGCCCGCCAACCGCCCCACCCAGGTCTGTGAGAACGACGACTGCAGCGGACTCTCCAGCTACGGTTCCGTCCTCGGTGTGAGTGTACTGGGAACGGACCGAGGCCGTGAGGCTTGTCCCTGCGACCAAGACGTTCGCGCCGACCCCTACACGCTCGACCACGAGATCCTCGGCCGTAGCTCCGTCCACCGTTGTGTAGCCTGCGGTGCCCGCTCCGATGACCCGCCAGACTCCGTTGTTGGCTGGAGTGGTGAGGTCCCCTTCCAGAACCAGATAGAGCTCGGAGCTCGCTCCGGAGCGATCCCGACCTCCATTGGTCACCATATCGAAAAGGTTCCGCTGTCCATGGAGGAGCGTGTTGGTGACGCCCTCGGGGGACAAGCTGGATACGTCGCCTGTGGGGAACCAGTCCCCGGGAGTGTCGAAGTCCAGGCCCGAAAAGCGAACCAAGGAGAACCCGGCAGGACTGGATCCCGTAGCGACGGCCTCTGCGGTGCTGGATGCCAGGAGGGAGTTGACTGACCCTCCGAGGACGATGAACGGACGCTCGAAGTTGTACTCGGGAAGGGGGAACATGGGGCCCGGGTGCTGCACAGCAGGCTCGTCAGCCCCGGCAGGGTCCCCCCAACCTTCCTCAAGGAGACGGAACAGGAACGGGTACTGGTTTCCGGAAACGCCGATGCCGGCATCGGTTTCGATCTCATCGCGGGTAAGCCAATGCTCCCGTGGGGAGATGAAGCGGACGATCTTGTTCTCGCTCCCACGAACGGTGGCGCGAGCGCCTCCAGACCCGGTCGCTCCTCCGATGTAGAGATGGATGATCGTCTGGTTGTCCCAACCCCCGCCATCCGGCTGGAATCCGTCAGGGACGAACTCAGCTGCAGGACCCCAGGAGGTTGCGTCCGACGTGAAGTCGGAGATGACCACCGCAGAACCCCCGGATCCAATCTCGGGATTCAGGATGATAGAAACGTTCGACTGTAGGACCGAGGCATCGGAGAAAACCTCCCGGATACCGTCAGGGCCGTCCAGGGCCTCGGTCTGGTTGGGAGTCGAGGTCGCCGAGTTGGCGTGGAGGGTGTCCACCTCGAAGACCACAGGTCCCTGGGTATCCGAGGGACCGGCCTGCTTGAACGCCGACTTGAGGGTGTTCTCGAACAGTTTGCCCAGATTGTGAGCGAGCAGGGCCTTGTAGTCCCAGTCCCCTGCCTGGACTCCTCGCCGTAGGTCGAGGATGTCGTCGGGAAGGATCTGGTCGGAGAACTTCCCATCAGGGCGGAAGTTGTAGAACTGTACGGAGACCCCAGCATCGTGCGGGGCTGCCTGTGTTCCGTTCCGACCCCGGCCTTCAGTGGCCCTGATGGTGATCGTCCCGGGAGTGGTGGCGGTCGAGACGCTCTCGATGTAGATGATCTCGCCATCGATGACGAGGAACGTGCTATCCCAGTCAATGTCGCTGTTGTCCAGACCCGAGGAGGCCAGCCCGTCAACTTGTACAGCGCCGGTTGCAGTCTCGTCGATCGCTGAGGTCAACGTGACTTCGGTGAATGTCCTGGTCGCCTCAACGGGAGTGGTCGGGGTGGTAGAGCTTGGGTTGCGATCCAGAGCTCCGTTCTGGTTGGCATTCCCACTGGTGGTCCTCGCGACGAACGAGCTCGTGTTTCGCCGGAAGATCCCACACACGGGGATTGCGTAGGAGTAGCCGTCCACCGTCGCAAGAGCGTTGGTGGAGTCTCCATCCCCCGCCCGCCAGAGACCGGGATCTCCCAGGGTCTCTCCCATGTTGACGTAGGAGAGACCTGCTTGGGGGGCCGTCGCATTGCCCTGGGCCAGGACGTTGGGGTCTCCCAGCCCGTCAGGGTATGTGGTCAGATCCACGCTGGAGCCCAGTCCTGCCCCCTGCCCCACGACTCGGAGTCGGTACTGGATCTGCACCCGCTCCGAAGTCTCGATCCCGATGTTCGGGTCCATGAGATCATCGGCGATGTTGGTACCGCCAAACTCCGTGTTCCCGTACTTGTAGATCGTGCTCGCAGAAGGCTTGTTGACCGTGGAGGGGTTGGGAGCCACCAGGGAGAGCCAGACCTCGAGGAAGATGAAGTCCGTGCGGGCATCCGTAGTCGGCGGGTTCCAGAGGTTGATCCGGTTGGACAGATCAGTGGCGTTGGAGCCCGCTACGGGGATGAGCCACCCGTTGACATTGGCCCAAAGGACCGGGGTCTGATCCCCTGCTGCGGGACGTCCCAACTGTAGCCAGTTCGACCAGTTCTCGTCCGTGACGTAGTCGGCATCCGACTGGAACGGGTCCAGGAGAAACCCTGAGGGCATCTGCGCCCGGACCGCATTGGCCTCACGCTCCCAAGCAGCCTGGGCAGCCAGGTTGAACTCAGAATCCAGAGGCGGTTTGTCAACCTGCCATACGACGACCGCATAACCCCTGTCCGCAGCGGACAGGGTGCGAGAGACGCCATTACCGAAATTCATAGCCATTAGGCCTCCGGGCGGGCTTGGGCTCGTTTCCGTTCGAAGTAAGCTCTTCGAGCGGATGCAATTTTCGCTTTTGTTTCCTCAGAGTGAGTACGACCTCTCTGGGAAACAGACATCTTCCGCCGGGCCTCTTCGGAATGTTTCCGACCCCGGAGGGATTCGGATATTTTCTGGCGATGTTCCGGCGTGAGAACTTTCCCCTTCTGCCCTTCACTTAGACGTCTCTTCTGCTCGGGAGTGCGTTTCTTCCCAAGGTTCGCTTTTCGAATCTTCTCTACAGTTTCCGGAGAAGGCTTCCTGCCTTTCAGAGACTCAGAGATCTTCCGTTTGGTCTCCGGGGACAACTTCTTCCCCTTTTGAGCCTCTGCATTGTTCCGGACGTGTGCGGCCGTTTTGGGGCGTCCCCTCGCAGCAGCACTCATCCGAGCACGAGCTTCGGGAGTGGCTTGATACGGGTTCTTCTGTTTGGTTTCCGAGATTTTCTTTTTAGTCTTCTCGGACAGAGGACCTTTCCGACACCCCCCTACAGCCCGATCACTTTTGTTCAAGCATCCAGAAGTCCTGTAGAGGTCATCCAACACACTTCTCTCGATTTGGACCTGCTCTGCTCTGTCCTCAGAAAGAGCAATGATTTCCCACCGAAAACCACCGTACTTGTTGAAAGTGTTCTGCATGTGTTGGTTAGAATGGGCGTTCCGACACAAGGAGTTCCTGTGGTGTCGAATACGGGAGAGAAGATCTCTGGATCTCCCTACGTAGAAATGGTGGGGGGAGACCCAGAGACGATAAACCCCCCCCAATCCACGATACTGCACAGGATCCGCAGCAGAGAGCGTACGAGAGACGCCGGTGCCGAAATCTTGAGCCATACTGGATCCCTTCTCTACCGGTGCGCTACCCGCCGATCTGTATAGGCGGGGAACCGCTTAGGGCAGATCGGGGAACATCACAACGTACCCGAGGAGATGGATCTTGGCGGCAGAGTCGTTGACGAAAGCCAGTCGGAGATCCATTCCGGGAGTAACCAAGTCGGTGGGCTGAAGATGCTGGACCTGACGCCAGGTCACACCATCGTCCACACTTGCATAGACGAGGAGACCTGGAGGGGTCTGGGAAGTCTCATCGAGGGTCTTCCGCGCCGGAGTGTTGAGACTTCCGGTGATGTTGTACCCGGTGACGATATCCTCGGTTGTAGACATCTGGGCAACCTTCCACCAAACCATCACCTCATCCGTCCCTGGGTTCCCCGGGTTGAAGGAGGTGATGTCGAGAGTATCCGTTATGATACAACCGTAGGTGGTGGAAGCTGCGTTGGGGTTGATCGGAAGCATGGCCACGGAGTTGGGAGCGATCCCCACCGGAGCCGGCCCGGCTCCACGACCTACCTGACAACGCGCAACAGACGCAGGGACTCCCACAGGAACGGCTCCTGTAGAAATGTTCCCTGCGGCGGGGAACGGGGCGGCTCCCAAGTCCAGGAGGGCGATGTCCGCAGAAGCAGCGAAGAAGTTGCTCGTCTGGTGTTGGTACCCAGGGTTCCGGGCCAAGAGATCATTGGCGATGAGGGTCTGGAGGGATCCCGAGTCCTTGGGGAGAACATAGGAGCTCGCAGTCACCGGAACGGAGACACCCTCCGGAACCGGGAGCGTGTACTTGCCGTTCACCAGGGTGGAACCTCCGGAGATCGGATCGCTGGCCGTGCCCAGAACGGAGTCAGAGGCGAGGTTGGCGTGGATCTGCATGTCAGTCCTGGTTGTTCACAGTAGTGGAGTTGGCCCAGGGAGGGGATCCTCCTGTCTGGTCAGTGAAAGTTCCCGCCCCGCCGTTGCCCCAGCCCCCAGAACCAGCATCCGGGATCTCGAGGTTGTTCGAGCACTGCCCCCCATCCACCGTCATGAAGGTCCGTGTGACCTTGGTGGTCGCCCCGTAGAATGCGTTCCCGCAGATCGATACACCCTTCGCACTCGTACCCGCCCCCGAGTAGTCCACGGTCATGCTGGTACTGGAGCCGCTGTCCTGTCGGATGGTGTTGTTGGAGATGGTGAGTCCAAGCAAGCCGTTGTTCGGGAGATCGATGTCCATCCCAACTGAGTTGGTGGTAAGGAGATCCTCCCGGAGGTTGTTCCCGGTGATGCTGATCCCAGAAGAGGAACTCCCGATATCCACTTTGAGGGCAGTCCCGGTGAAGCCCTGCGCAATGTTGTCGGAGACCGTGAGGCCTGCCAGTCCGTGGCTCGAGGTGAAGCTCACCACACCGGGCCCTCCTCGATCAGTGTTCCCACGGATGGAGAGAGCTTCCGAAATGGTATCCTGGGTGGCGGCAGCCAAGACAACGGTGACAGTGTGGGCGCCGTTGTCCTTGCCCAGGTTGTTCGAGATGTCCAGCCCGACGATATGAGAGTCCGCCTGGACCCAGATTCCACCTCCGGTACAGTCCTCGACGTAGTTCCCCTGGACCACGACCCCGTCGATCTCATCGGAACCTACTCCGGCCCCGTCTGCGTTCGCCAAGATGCCAGTGAAGTCTGTGTTCCGGACGGTGTTGTTTGAGATGAGCCAGCGATCCAGGTTGGAGGGTCCTCCTGTGATGGTAGAATCCACCCGGAGGAAGATCCCGTAGTCCTTCGCATCGGTGACCTTGTTCCCAACTACCGAGATGTCCCGGAGATTGGCCTCTCGGAAGAGAGCGAAGAGGATACCAGTTCCGTCGGTCGCCGCGAGGGATCCGATGTTCTCCAGGATGTTCCCCTGGACGAGGAAGTCGACGATCTCCATTGGGTCGCCAGTCCCTGTTCCGAGGGCTTCGATGACGATACCACCCTGGCTTTCCCCTACGAGGGCTGCTTGGCCGCAGGCGTTCCAGACCATGTTGTCGTTGATCTGGGCATGAAGGATCCCGGAGCTTCCTCCCGCGACGCTTCCGGAGACGATGTATCGGATGCCGCTGCGCCGGGTTCGGCGGATCATGTTCCCAGAGGTCTTCACGAACCGGAGGAGGTTGGTGTCCGAATCGCTCCCAGCCGTGACCTCAAGGGAGATCCCCCGCTCCCCGCCCCCAGCGACCCCCGGAAGGATGGCCGCCCAGGTGATCTGGTTGTCGCAAATCGAGTAGTCGTTCGCCTCAAAGTCGGCTCCGGTTGCGACCGAGTTGACCTCGATGAAGATCCCGTGAGCGAGAGGGAATCCCGTGGTGTTGAAGTCCAGAGCGACACTATCCCGGACGTCGTTCCCGTCTACAGAGAGCCGATCACAGTTCCGCGCGTAGATGCTGATGGACTGTACATCTCGGATGGCGCCGCCCCCGTTCGGGAAGGCTTCCACCTCGGAGTTGTCAATGCCCGTGCCGATCTTGTGGATGTTGTTTTGGATAACCTGGGCCTTTGAGCACCATTCCAGCCCGATACCCTTGGAGCCCCTCCCGTCATAGGTGTTGGTGACGCCCGAAATGTTCTCCGGGAAGGCGCAGTGGTGGACCATGTTCCCCTGGATGCTGATCTCAGCCACCTGCAGGGTCGCGTTGGTTCCTCTGGCTTCGATCCCCGAAGTGCAGCGCCAGACGAGGTTGTTGACCACCTGGATTCGGGAAGGGAGGTTCGCGTTGGCTGCCGAAACAAGGATGCCATTGGACGTGGGATCGGTCTCTGAGCCCGGGATGGCCCCATCTACGATGTTCCCCTCTACGCTGGTGTCCAGGATCTCCCCTACGAGGAGAATGCCCGTCTCTCCGGACTCGGTGACGAGGTTTCCGACGATGGAGATATTCGAAGACCTCTGAGTATCGATGTCGTTCCCCTCGACTCGGATACCCACGTTGCAGTCGGAGATCGTATTCGTGTTGATCGCACAGTTCAGGACACCGGGAAGGCAGTGGATCCCGTCCGTGCAGTTCGTGATTGTGTTCCCGGAGAGGATGCTCTGGATGGAGGAAGCCGAGAACTGGATTCCGGACCCAGAGGTGGCGTTCTCGAAACCGTAGATGTTGTTCCCAGTGATCCGAGCCTTCGAGGCCGTTGCGAGGACAGTGATGCCCTGGGGGTTCTCTGCGGCCCAGACAGTACGAGGGCAGTTGATCGAACATCCGGTGATGGAAGGAATACCGTCAGCGAGAATCCCGTCCACTCCAGTGGTAGAGCTCAGGAGGATCTGGAGATCCGTTGCCGAGGTCTCCCCTCCATCCAGACGCAGACCGATGTTCGAGCCTTCCAGGGTTGTGCTGGAGATTGTAGAGCCATCTCCGGTAAGAGAAGCCCCGGTCGTGAAGCCCGAGACCCGACAGGCACGGATATGGTTGTTCCCCTCTCCGGCAAAGGGGCCGGAGAGGTTGAGCTCGATTCCGGAGACCCCGGCAGCACCCTTTTCAATGATCCGGGTGTGCTCTACGAGAGTATCGTGCGCTCGATCGATCAGGATTCCCCGAGTATCCGCTTCGAACAAGCAGTCGCGGATAGTCGCGGTGTTTACGGCCGTCGCGTCCGGGAAGTTCACCCCGATGTCCCAGTCCTGAGCTCCGGAGATGACCCGACAGCGCTCCATGCGGAAGCTCAGAACGGGGGATCCCGTACTGGCAACAGCGATGGATCCGGTGTGGTCTGCTCGGAAGGTCAGGTCGAGGAACTGGGTATTGGTGACCCCGTCTACATCGAACATGGGGTTGAGGGTCGCCCCTGTGACAAAAGCGGCATCCTCTCCATCCCCGACGAATCGGATCCCAGGAACCGGAATCGTCACCGTAGTGGGCAGAGTGATTGGCCCTCGAACCACGATCGTCTGGGTCTCCGCCTCAGAGGCTCCAGTTGCCGCATAGGTCTGCAGGTACAGGAGCGCCGCCTCAAGAGTGACGAAGCATCCTTCTGCCGTGGCATTGGTGCCTCCTGTCTCTCGGAGAGTGAGAGCAGGCTTCCGGTCCAGTTGGGAGACGAAGAACCGCGCGTCCGTGCTTGTCAGGACATTGATGACCCCGCCGGTAGTCACAACCAGACCTACCAGGATGGGTTCGTTGACGAGGTTGGGAGCGACGGTATCCGAGGTCAGGTTCCCGGTGGTCGCGTCGATGTAAACCCAGCGGGTCCCATCAGGCAGGGCGATGCTGGACCCGGAGAACGAGACCTCAGAGGATCCGATCAGAGCCAGGGAAGGGGTGTCCAGAGTGAGGGTGTTCCCAACCGCCGTCCAAGTCCCGCCTTGGAGCCACCCGTTGGTCCGGCCTCCAGACTGGCCTGCTCCGATCTCCTGCAGGGCTCCTTCTACCTCATCCGATGTGTACATCCCCCCACTATCAGTGATCCGAACCGTGACCGCCATATGGGATTCGGAAGGATCATTGACGTGGGCTTCGAGAGGCCGGGTATCCCGTAGATGATTCCGAAGAGAGGAGTCCTCTACGGAGTTCGGGGCAACAGTCCCACCTCCGGTTGAGATGCCCGCTGGGTTTACGTTGCGAGGCATTTCAGATCACTCCGACGCCAAGAGGAAGATGCCCCTCGTCCGATAGACGGCGGCACATGTATCGTTGTTGGAGTCCACGAACCGCACCACGTTGGTGTTGTCCAGGATAGCCAAGCGGCTCACCACAACCAGGAGAACCTCATCCTTCCGGAAGAAGGTGCCGTCAGCAGAGGCACGAGCCAAGAAGGGGAACCAGACCTTGTGGGTTGCGATTCCGGAGAGGGGCTGGGCCATGGCTACCGGGCGGTAGGCACTCGTGTCCGAGACCTTGTATGCGACTCGGAACTCCGAGTCTACATCCAGGGAACTGAACTGGAAATCCTGGTTCCCATCCACAGGAACCAGCTGCTGGAGATTCAGCAGGCCCGTCTCTGCACTGAAGTCAGCAATCGAGATGGAGGCGTTCGCCGAGAGGATCCATTCCCCAGGGAAGGGAGACGGGCTCTGGTCCCCGTTGACCGCGATCTGGTCGAGAGGCTTGGCATAGGGATACGGGAGATCAGCACTACCCGCTCCCGCTGTGCCTGTCCAGAGCGTTCGGGACATAACCAGGGGACGCAGAAGGAGCGTCGTCGGCATCTGCACCGTTCCGGGAGCTCCCGCCTGAACGCCCAGAGTCTGAGGAGCATCGGACCTGAAGTAGCAGGACAGCTGGTAGCCTACGGCCCCCCAGTTCGGAAGAGGGTCCTGGGCGAAGTACTCCACCGAGACCAGGGTCTGACCCGCTCCTGAGAGAGGGTCCTGAAGATCGATGCGACGGGCGCTGGACCCATAAGGGGTGGTCGCGGTGTCCACCGCCCGAGGCAGAGTGGACACCTGGTCAGTCACGGTGGTCGTCGTGACCCCCGAACCATAGACACGGCGCGGCATCGTCACTGTAGTCGTAGAGTCGCTGACGACCAGGTCCGTGATCGGAGTTCCCGAGCCGGCGCCAGAGCCGTCGTTGGTGATGTACTCCAGACCTACCTCACGAGCCCCATCCCTGTACTTGGGCTGGATGACCCCTTCCCAGTCATCAGGCCGCTGGGAGGTCTGGTTCTCGAAAACCGGTCCTGAGGGATACACAGTAGCGTCGGGAGTGATCTCTACAGGGGTGTCGGTTGTCCCGTTTGCCGTTGGATACGTGATCTCGAGCTCGACCCAGATGCGCCGTGGTGAGTTGTTGTCTCCTCCGCCTCCGGCACCTACCAGGTCGTATCCTGCGACGTTGATCCCCCCGGTAGCCTGAAGGGTGTTCCGTCCGAGTGTGAGCTCGATATGGGGTGTCCCCACACCAACGACCTGGTCCAGAGCTACGTTCTTGTCGATGGCTGCGTTGTAGTTGCCGTCGTCATGCAAGACTCGGAGGACGTTGGTCACCTTGGTCCCAAGAGGCCACAGGTTGGTGACAGCACCTCCTCCTGTGGGAACTCCAGAGGGAGCGTGGGCCCAGCCACCAAGGCCGGTGGCGTCCAGGGTGTCCAGGTCGATGTGAAGCACATCCCCTGCTTCCCACGTCGTGTATCCCCCGGTGACCTTGGCGACGTACTTGCCAGGCTGCGCGCCCACCAGATCGGTGGGGAGGATTGGGAGAACCCGACGCTCCACAACAGGCCAGTCAGCGAACCGACGGCGGATGTGGTCGAAGTCCCCGATACCGTTGCCCCGAGTGGTGCTTCCGCTGTCCGGAGCCACTCCGCCCTTCGCTGCGGAGCGACCCACCTCATTGCAGACCAGGAACTGAGTTCCTACATCTCCGGAACCTGCACCCAGAGTGTTCTTGTCCGCCGCATCGATGGCCCAGGTTCCGAAGTTCCCGTCCATCAGGGACGTCATCTGCCGCTCGAGCTCCGCTTTCAGATCGATTCCTCCAGGGGAGACCTGCTTCCGGAGATCCATCACATCGGCGGGAAGAATCTCGTCATGGAACCGGCCATCTGGGCGGTCTGAAGAGTTCGCAGGGATAACGCCGACGACAGGGTTGGCAAAGCCTCCATGGACACGGGGGAGTGCACCATTGGTATTCGTCAGAGGATTCCAGCCCCCGCCGGCCCCTCCGTTGTATGCATCGTTCCGCCGGAAGACCATTGCCATCGGAACCGCGTAGACATAGCCATCGATTGTCCCCAGGGCGGTGGCAGCGGCCTCTGAGCCGTCCCCAGCAACCCAAAGGCCCGCGTCTACCCGTTGGTAGGCAGAAGCGTCTGAAGAGCCGCTGGAGGACGTCCCATCTGCGGGGACAAAGGGATAGCCTGCGACGGGGGCGGACTGGGTTCCCTGAGCCAGAACGGAGGATTCGAAGCCGTTCCCTGTCTTGAAGTTGACGGCTTCGGACTGCCCTGTGGTGCGAATGCGGTACTGGATCTGAACCCGCTTGGTGGACTCGGTTCCAATGGTGGGGTCCGCGATATCATCAGGGAAGTTCACTCCCGAAGGAACGTCTACGTTCCCGTGGCGATACAGGGTCGCCTGGGTCGGTTTGTTCGAGGTATCCGAACCCCCAGAGAACGTGGTGGGCCCTGCACCACCATTGACTTGGATGGCGCCGCCTGTCGTCAGGGAGAGAGTCAGGGTGATAGCGTTCCCGGCGGCGCCAGCCAAAGCATCCGCAGCACGGAGATTGACCAGAGCAGGGTTCGCGACATCCGTCGTTGCGGTGCAGATGCTGGTGAAGCTGTTGCCTGGGAGATTGATGGCTGCTGCGATGTTCGAAGCGGTAGCGTTCTCGTTCAGACCAATCTGGAACTCGTCGGCGGCGGGAGCACCCGCCACAGCAGTGAGAGGAGTCCCGTTGATGGTGATCGTATCTCCTGCCGTCACGTCAGCGTTGGTGATGACCTCCGTGGTCGCAGAAGCCCGAGGGCTGTGAGACACGAGGGCCCGGAACACCTCGAGGAAGATGAAGTCCGTTCTCTTGACATCCGGCGGAGCTCCCCCGAAAATCGGCGCGGCATCGAGGACGATCTCGTTCAGGGAAGGAGTGGTCGTTCCTGTGTATTCGACGACCACCGGAAGGCCCGCCACCAAAGCTGTACGCTTGACCATGCGGAGGGAGTTCGCCGTGGGAGACCCCGCGAAGTCATTCCCATCGAGGGGAACAGGTCCTCGGAGCCAACCAGAGGGAGTCTCTCGGTCCCACAGGAGGCCCTGCATCTCGCGGACGATTTCCTGGGAGAGGATGAGCTCGGCATCCAGAACGGGCTTCCCGCTCTGGTACACAGCTTCTCCCCAGCTTCTCTCGCCCGGGATGAGGTAGCGGGAGACGCTGCTTCCGGGGAAGAACTTGTCTTGGGTCGCCATCTATGGTCTCTCCGTATTCCGGGATGCGACGATACCCGACCTGGTCGGAGTTCGATCTGCTCTCGCACTGACTTCCGACACAGACACCCCGGATGACCCTGCCGCCGCAGTGCCCATAGTGTTCCTACCGGCGAGGTTTCCCCAGTGCTCCCAGGGACGTAACGGTTCCAGGAGAGAATATGGCAATCATCTGGGAAAAGCTGGTTGACGGTGCGTGGGTTCCCCACGGGAGCCCGACTCACGAGGGGCGGGTGCTCCACGTCAGCACCCGTGAGACCGAGCTAATCCCCGGAGAGTGGGTACAGGCCACCTTCGCCACTGTCTGGGATCTCACCGGAGGGAACTCCGAGGAATGCATCATCCGCTGCGAGGGCATGGCTCAGAGAGGCTTCGCAACGGAAGACGCCACCCTGAACATTCGCCTCCTCCACTTGGCGGAGAAGTCAGAGAAGAAGCAGGCCCTGGACCCGGCCAAGGAAGAGGAAGCAGAGGAAGCTCTCCGAGAGGTCAAGATCGGATCCTGGGTCGAGGTCTACAAGGGACGCAAGGTTCCCAAGGGGACACGTGGGGTTGTGTCTCGGATTGTGAACGGAGGATTCGGAAGGCGGGCTCTCATAGAGACCCAAAGCGGAAACACCCACTGGACCGCCATCACCAACCTCCGCGCGTTCATCACTGGGGTGTATAGGGACGAGACTCCCATACACGGTTGGGAAGCCCACCAAATCAAGGTGGAGAAGCTGCAAGACAGCTGGAAGGAGTCCTTCCCCAAGGTGGGAGACAGAGGGATGCTCCCCAGTGGAAAGGTTGGGGTCATCGAATGGACGGGCCAGACCCGGATTCGGGTCAAGACCGAGTCCTCTCAGGACTGGGCCAACGTATGGGACTTCTCGGTCCTCTCCGACGGGCTCTACCAGCCTGCGGTATCGAAGCAGAACCCGGCCTGTCTTCCAAATCCTCTCGAAGAGGACCCCGCTCCCTACTGCGACATCCGATACGTGTCCAAGACCAACGATGAGTTCCTGGCTCTCGATGCTCAAGGACGCCCCCTCATGAGACTCACAGAGGAGCGAGCCAAACTCCTCTGTGAAATGATCCCCCTGGCCTCCCTGTAGGAGAACCCCATGCTCAAGCCACCCCCCTGCCCTTTCTGCCATGGAACCAAGCTCAGCGGAGGAGGGGGCTCCTTCGGGGGTTCCTCGTGTCAGAGACACTACACGTGCTCTCGGTGCAAGGCCGCCGTTGAGGTCCTCTCCAATCGGGCAGGGGCTGTTGTGGTCTTCGTCCGGAACACCAGCCTGTGTCGGGATGAGCGCGACCGGCTCATGCTCCCCAAGCGTCTGTCCTGGTGGATGAACGAGATTCTCCTCCCCACCTGGCGCCATCGGCTCGCTGCACTGAAGGCCCACGAGACCCTGGAGTGGGCGACCTGGCTCAAGGAGGTCTTCTACGTGAAGTTCCCGGATCTCCACGGAAGCACTCCGCTCTTCACCGACCACCAGATCAGCTACCACGACTGCCCCGAGGACGCGCAGAAGCTGCACGACGAGACCTGGGGGTCCCGAGACAAGCCCCTGAAGAAGGGTGTGTACCTGACCTATCCGGATGATCTCCTTCGACCTCTGTATCCGCCGGCCTTCCCGGAGATCACCGGTGTCGTTGGCTACTTCGCGATACGGAAGACGGACAAGAACGGAGACTCCTACACGCACTGGTCCAAGATCGACCCCGCCTACTCGGAGTACCTGCCGATCCCCGAGGACCCCATCATCACCAAGAACCGGGAGTACTTCGACGCCGTCTGGACAGAGATGGCAGAGCGAGGCATCGACCTCGGAGAACGCATTCCCGTCGAGAACGGCTACGGAGGCAAGGAGCCCTGGTTCCGGGCCGTGTTCGGAGACACCACCATCGTGATGGGCTGGCGGAAGCGTGTGGTCAGCCTCCGTGTCGAGTACCAGGTCGCCCGGAACAACTCAGCGATCCGGAAGCTCGCTGAGGAAGACCGAGTCACCTTCGGTGTGTCGGAGGATGGGACCCGGGTGTACATCCACGCCTGGACCAAGGACAAGGTCATGGAATACCTGACCGTGCTACTCCTGGTCGGAGGAGCCCCCAGCCAGGTACTCACGGCTGCGTCGTAGGGCTTGGTGTAGGCCCTCGGAGGTGCGGGGGAACTGGGGCTTCTCTACATCCCCCTTCCCCCGCAACCACAAGGACAGCTTCAGCGGCCCTTCATTGACTCCCCACTGGAGGGATGCTGCGAGGTTCTCCTCCCCCTTGGGGTCTCCGAGAGTGACACGGAAGAAGGCTGGGTTCGGCTCTCCCTTCCACTTGTCGTTCAAGGAAGGGGATCCGATTCCCACACGGCCCTTCAAGGGGATGGTGTTGGAGAGCTCTTGGAAGATTGGGTCCTGCTTCCACTCGGCTTCCTGAGCCCGACGCTTCTCCTTCCACTGAAGATAGAGCTCTTCCCGCTTCAGAACCACGGGATGCTTGGTCTCGGAGAGGAGCCGGGCATAGACTCCGTGAGCGTCCCGGACGAACTCGAACTTCCGATCGATGAGAAGCTCCGTGTCCCAGAGGTGTGGATCATCCTCTGGGTCGGAGTACTTCTCATCATGAGCATTCTCCGCTGCCTTGGCTGCCTCGATCTCCTCTGCAGAGCCTCCCTGGATCTTCAGCTTGGAGACCTCGCAGTGTAGGTCGAAGCTGGTGTCCTCCACATCCCGATGCCACTCCCCGGTCCCGATGAACACACCCTCGTACATATGCCAGGAGAAGTTGTTCTCACCGGTCTCCATGATCCGAGTCTTACCCAGGCAATCCAAAGAGAGGTGCTCCTCCGGCATGGAGACCTGAGGCCATCCTTTCCCGATGGGGTCCGAGATATCGAAGAACCGATACTCGTAGGGGCACGCCCAGTGACAGCCGCTGACCTGGAGGATATCCGGGGTCTGCTTGAGCTGAACCCGGTGGATCCAACAGAACCCGAAGCCCTTCTCCGCTCCTGGGGAGAGTTCGTCGCGGCGCTCGCCAGTGCTGAGATCCACGAACGTCTGGCCCTGGTAGTCGAACCCGCAGACCAGGAACGGCTTCCTATGGGGGCCAACGTAGACCCAGGCGAATCCGAACCCTCCGTAGTTCCTCTTGATGTCCGCGATGGGAATGGGCTCGTCCTCTCCAGTCCGGAACACACGGCCCCGGGTGTAGTTCCACGAGCCCTTCTTGGTCTTGTAGACATCGACCACGAGGTAGAACTTCCCACAGTCGGAACCGTGTCGGGTCTGATTCTCCAGAATACGGTTCTCCTCCGTGAAGAAGACTTCCCGCGCCTCGTAGTTGTAGCTCTTCAACCGACCCATCAGGCCTCCTCAGTCCCTCTCCGTTACCGGCCACGGAGGGGCCGGCTTCGGGTTCTTCTTGTACCAGTCTTCCATGTATCCCTTCATCCGGAGTCCGAACTTCTTCCGGCCCCACTTCTCCAACTTGTGGATGATGGAGTTCTTCTGGGCGTCTCGAGCTTCGCGGAGTCTGCGATGCCAGGAGATATCCGCGTCCCGCCAGGTGAACGCGGCTGCGGAGTGCTTTGAGCAAAACGCCCTGTAGAACCGCTGGCCTTCCTTGGGGAAGCTCCAGAAGAACCATCCTCCGTACTCTTCGGGCTTGTTCCAACCGCTGATGAGACCGGGCACGATGGGATACTCGGTGTCCCCCTTCATCGGACCCCAGACCTCCAGGTGCTCCGAACAGCTCTCGTGAGCACAGCTGACCTTCCAGCCCCATTGGATATTGGACTTCATGCTGCCCTCCTCAGGGCCAGAGTTTCCGGAGCGAGCCAAAACTCATGAATGGATCGAGCGCCCGGCTCACGGAAGAAGTCCGCTGCCTCCTTCGAGTAGCACACCCGGAGCACGCGGCCCTTGGAACCGCGCTCAGCCACGATTGCGTAGAGGCCCGAACGAGAGGTTCCTCCGGGGGGAATGGGGAGGCCCCGGAGGAACCGGAACCGCTGGATGCGGCCCCTGCCCTCGAGGGCCTGGTTGTTGACCCACGTCAAGACGGAGTGGCTGAACGAGAAGCGCGCCAGCCGGCCGTCGGGACGGAGGAGTCCCCAGATGTGCTCCGGGGAACAGCCTCCTGTGTTGCAGCTACTTCGCCGCACAGGACACCTCCGTCTCCCCCTTCAGCCAGGGGCGGAACCCAGAGGGATCTCCGCCGAACCGCTTGATGATCTTCTCGGCCTCCCGCCAGTTCGGATAGTTGTCCTCCCGGTGATTCTGCTCGATCTTCGCGTACGGAACGCCCCGGAGGTAGCCGTAGGCGAGCAGGCAAGAGCGGGACATCGTCCGCACGACCCCCTTGCGATGGTCTCGGAGGTCGAGACGCTCCCGCCGGGCAGCGTGGGCCTTCCTCTCGTCGCCGAAGTTCTGAGCGCGGGCGCGGAGCTTCTCCGCCTCGGCCAGAGCGGAGCTGATCTCCGCACGGGTGGCGCTGGAGTTCTCCGAGTTGTCCGCCCAGCGAGCGAAGCGCTCGAGGGAGTCCGCCTTCCGGATCATCTTGTCCGGAGACGCGTAGAACTCCCTCTGACGAGCCTTCCGCTCCTCACGGCGGATATGGCGGGCCTCGTCAGCGAGGGTGTGGATCTTGATCTTGAGATGGGTGGTACGGGCACGGGACATGGTATTCTCCTGGGTTGGTGATGTGCCGCTTTGGTCGTATCAGCGAACACCAGCCCAGGAGGGCCTCGTGCAGTCGGCAGGCCCCTGAGAGGGGAGACTCTACCTTAACCAGCCTCGGATGTAGTCGATCATTGGATTCTCCGTCTACTGAACTATACCGCGTTCAGATCATCCAAACAGTGTGGTAGGAGGGGACCATGACAGCCTTGATGCGCCCCAGAGTCCCAGCCACCGCCTCGTCATTGCCGAAGTCTCCCAGGATAGGACCCAGAGTCCGGCCCTTCTTCCAGGCGGCGCGGAGGAGCTCAAGGTTGGCGCCCTCCCCTCCGATCACCTGGATGTCCTCCGAGCGACGCTTCCCCAGGTAGGACAGGACGTTCCGCTGGGTGTCCTCCAGGCCGTCACCAGCGTCCTCCTCGGGATTTCCGTAGGAGAGACCCAGTTCCTCAAAGGTCTGGCCTGACTCGGCAGGGAACGGGACAGGGATGACCACCGTGTTGGCCTGCTTGAGACCAGCGAGGATCTCCCGTCGTTCCACGGAACCCTTGGGAAAAGAGGCAGCCCTCTGGATCAGGGAAGAACGTTCGTCAGGAGACATCTGGACCTCGGGGTTTGCTCTCCCCCTCCCCCTTATAGCCCAACAACCGGAAGAACGGACGCCGGTTCGTGTACCAGACCTTCCATTCCCGAAGCCAGGAGTCTGGGGTTTCGTGCCCTCGTTGGAGGGACTGAAGGAGGCCATCCATCAGCTCCAGCCCGACCCGTTCCGAGTCAATTCCAGAGAAGTCCGGTTCTCCGGGGGCCGTGTCCAGTAGAGCGTCAAGAAACGAGACCAGCTTGTGGAGGCCCTCGGGATTCGACTCTCCTGACTCCGTGAGCTTCCGGAGAGCGGGATACTGGTCTATGGCGTCACCGAATCGGGATACGGCCTCCTTGGCCTTGCGCTCCTGCTGAAGGTCGTGGTAGTCAGGGCCGTGTTCAAGTCGGTCCTGGACTCGCTCAACGATGGAAACCCAGAGACCACGGGAAGCTTCCCTCATCTCAGGAGTCAGGGGAGGTCGGGTCACACTATCCCTGTAGGCATAGCACTCCCCGCACTCCCGCCAGCTACCAGAGCTCCCACCCCTGCGGGGACACTCATCCGGGATGGGGAACGCCTCATTCCCGCCGAAGAAGCTCAGGCGAACATCGAAGCACGAGACGCACTCGTGGACCATAGAGATCTCTTCCGCCTTGGTGGGGACGGAATCCGGCTTGGCCGTCGCGTTCCAGGCAGCTGAGTGGCACCGACTACGGGTGGGACAGCCCTCACACACTCCCAGGTCTATCGGTGATGAAAGGACTCCAGTCTCCGTCATGCGGTTGGATGACATTGACGGCCTTCTTTCCATGGGAGAGGTCCTCGATCCACAGGTGGCAGTCCTTGAGAGAACCAGTGAACCCAAGGAAGGGAAGCAGTTCCCGAATGAGGAGCGGAGCCGGCATAGACTCAGCCTCCCCAGTTACCGTGGAGAAGGATGCGTGACGGACCAAACCGTACTGCTGGTGCTCGAACGTGAGAGTGACCTGCAGCCCACCTGCCAGCCGCACGGTGAGCTCGTTGTTGGTCGGCGGGAGGACGCCCTTCTCTTTGGCGATCTTCAGGACCTCCCACGAGATAGGTCGGAGGAGAGCCCTCTTCTCGAGATCCTTGAGAACCCTCTCCGCCTCCGTGATATCCACTACACGTAACACACACCCCCCAAGATGGAACTCCCGACCAGAATCGAACTGGTGACGACCCAGGACTTAAACCCCAGCGCTCTAACCAACTGAGCTACGGGAGCATATTACTGATTACCGCATGACCGGGAACTCGGAGACCATGTTGGTGCTGGGTTGGCCTACTCCCGAATACCCGAGGGCTTCCATCAGATCCCCATCGGCTTCCTGGACCCAGCGCTCCTGTTCTGGAGTGAACATGTCCCCGACAAGAGGGTGGTCCCACTCGTTGGTCCGCCCACACTCTATCAGGGCATCGCGGTGTTCAGGATACAGAGAAGCCCAGCCCTCGTTCTGCCTTGCTGTATCGATGAAGACCGAGGCCCCTTCGTGATACCAGCGGACGGAGGCGCTCCACAGGCCCTCGGTCCCGGACGTCTGGGATCCCCAGGGGTTCGCCCAAGCATGCCTTTCCATAGGAGACTCGATCTCCCCGGGGTGGGTCCACCCGTAGAGGACACGATCCCATCGGTGCGTTCCCCCGCCCCACTTCTTGAGGAAGTCACGGGTCTTCCCCGGAGGGAACGCGACCAATCGGAAGTAGACGGACACCATCCAGCTGAAGGGGTCCCGGACAGTAGCCACCCCGACCCGGCCTTCGAGAAGTTCAGGAGGAAGAACACGGAGAGGCATGTGTCCATGGAACTCCTTCCCATCTTTGGTGAACATGGTCCGGGCACCGAGGACCCTCGAGAACCGGTGTCTTCGAGCAGTGGATCCTGTTCGAGGCTGGCAGGCAGCGATGTGCTTATCTGTGTACAGCATCAGAGGTAGAACTGCGCCGATACATCCTCAGCGGAGACCGTCTTGGGCGACTTGTGGCCGAGCCTATCCACCTCTACCTCATAGCTCTGGCCGACCGCGGTGGAAGGCATCCGTCTCTCCACCTGTAGGATCGAAGGGGAGAGACGGACCTGGTCCCCAGACACCCCTGGCTTCCCGACCAGACCCCCAGTAGAGCCCAGGACAGCGTGGAGACGATAGGTGCCTGCGTTGACACCGTCGAGGATCGTGATCGTAGTGTCGACAGCGAGAGCCCCCCAATCCCGGGAAGTATCCTCTACCACATCGTCCTCGAGAGCTACCAGAGTCCCTGAGCCCCCGCTGGAGACCGTGTAGGAGGCTGGGGTAGCCGTAGCCCCGCTCAGGAGAGCACGCGTCCCCACGACCCTGTACGCCCCGGCGTTGGGGCCTGACAAGACCCGCAACACCGCGTTCTTGGTGATAGAAACAAAGGAGAGGGAAGGATCTGAGAAGAGGGTCCTGTTGGAGAGGGTCTCCCCCGTTCCTGTGATGCCCTTGAATCCATGACACCACTTCCGCATGTCGTCATAGCGGTAGTCCTCGATCTCCCAGGACTCAGGACCTCCTGCATCATCCGCGATCTGATCGAAGGCGTCGCGGAACAGGTGGCTATATGTGTAGATGACATGGGCAGGCTTCAGGGCGGAGAGGACCAGGCGCGCGTTTCTCTCCGTGACCGTAGGGTCTCCAGGAAAGCCCCCGGATTCGGTCTCGATGAAGATATCGACTGTGAACTGGTCCTTGATCGTGTATGCACCGTTCGGGTCCCGAGGGGGGGACGCCAGGTATCTCTCGAGGACAGTAGAGATGAAATCATCTCCCAGAGCGTCCACGCCTCCTTCCATGGACTCGGTGGTCGCCCCCTTGAGGAGCTGAACCACCATCTGATGGAGGAAATCTCGATACGCCAGATCCGAGCTGATGTCCGGGATCCCAGACCTGTCGGTAGCTCCGGGGAACACCATCTGCCCCAATACAGACCACAGGAAGTCCGTTCGGGTGAAGTCCCAGTCGGAGTCCTTGTAGATCTCGGAAACCTCCAGCTGGATATCCGCCAGCTGCTCCGCCATTGCCTGGAACTGCAGAGAGTACCACGGACCGTTGGTTTCCGCCACATAGTTGGAGGGCAAGAGCTTCCGGAAAGTAGCCATGATCTGGTTGACCAAGGCCTGTTTTTTGTCCTGGTAGTCCTGGCCCTCGAGGGAGGGTCCGGGAGCAGGATTCTGGTCCAGAGAAAACGGAACCAGACCGGCGCGAGATTCGTCGTTGTCGTGGGACATCGTAGCCCTCTTTGTAGATAGCCCAGCCACGGTACTATTCCCTCATGGCTGTACACACCGCATCAGGCCTGGCCTTCTGGCACATGCCCAAGACCGGGGGCTTCTCCGTCTACCAGGCGTTGAGAGAACTCGGAGAGAACCCCCAGGTGTTTCCTGGGGTGGGAAGGCACCGATCCATATCGGAAGCCCGGAGCATCCTATCCGAGGCTGGGGAGAAGCGTACCTGGTTCGGCGTGGTTCGGAACCCCTGGGACTGGTACTGCTCCCTGTTCGAACACACTCTCCGTTCGGACCCAGAGGTCATTGATTTCTGGACGGAAGGGACCCGAGAGTTCGCGGACGCTGTGTACTACTGGACGCATCCGTGGATGGTGGTTGCACCGATCCCCAATGTATGGTGTCCTCAGATCTCCAGCGCTCCCAAGATGTCCTTCTTCGATCTGCAGGACTCGAGCCAGGGATTGGCCACCTGGATGTTCCGACACGTCTACGGACAGGATGCAGAGACTCCACGTATATGGCTAAACACCCAGCGCCTCAACGAGGGCCTCTCGGAACTCCTGGGCGCGCCTCTGGGGGCAGTGGGTGCTCTCCCCGCCCAGAACGTATGGCGAGGCCCGGATACTACTTTCGGGCTGGAGGTGAAGCACATGATTGACGACGGGGATGGAGACCTCATCCGTCGCTTCGGCTTTCAGTTCGGGAAGAAACCCGAATGGGTTCTCAGTCGAGACGGATAGAGATCATCCGAGGGAACCTTCTCTTGGCATCCTTCAGACCGTTCGGGTAGAACCCGCCGGGGGCAGTGTGCTGAGCGAGCACACGTCCGTCGAACTTGACAACGACATACTCTGCGGACATCATCGCCGTCTTGCCCCGAGCCCGAAGCTGGCGAACACGAGCGTATCGATGGTCCTCTTCGTACTCGTCTTCCCAGTTGTCGTCGGGCCAGACGTCGAACCCCACGATGAACACGTCCTTGACGGGATCGTAGCCCATGAAGACTTCCTGGAAGTCCTTCTCGGTGATCGCCCCTTCAGCACGAGCATAGAAGGGGTACATTCTCCCGCTGGGGAGAAGAGGCTTGCCCTTGTAGGTGACGTCAGGCCACGCGTCCTGGACCGCGTGCTCGTTGTCCAGATTGTCCAAGAGCTCGAGAGACTTGCGAGCCTCTTTGGAGAGAAGCCCCTCGCTGGTGAGGAGGTTGCGTAGAGAGGTGCGATCCATCTGATTCCCGGAACTCGGTTCAGAGAGGAGCCCAACATAGCCTCTCTAACGAGTTTCCCTCTGGAATCCGGAGGCGTAACCCCAGTGCTGAACCTGACATACCGCTGCTGGAGTTGCTGATGCGTACCGTGTTGTTTGCCCTAAGCTTCCTGACCACCATGAACACTGTCGTCTGGGCAGTCCAGGAGAACCCCCTTCCGAACACTCCTGTGGCGCCTCCGGTCGGGAAGTGGACCCAGCTGTGCGAATCCCAGAGCTCTACGCACTTGGACGTGTTGATTGAGCAGGTGTCCGAGGAGTTCCAGATTCCGCCTGCCCTTCTTGGGGCAGTGGTGACCAAGGAATCCTTCTGCGATCCCGACGCTATCGGCGGAGTCGGGGAGATCGGGCTGGCCCAGATCCATCCGGGCGTCTGGACGGAGACCCTCCAGAATCTCCATCTGATCCAGGATCCCTCGGACCTGCTGGACCCCCTGACCAACCTCCGATGCTCCGCCTACATCCTGAGCGGACATCTGGGCAGGACGGACGGAGATGTGTGGCGCGCTCTCCGCCGCTACAACGGCTCGGGATATGGGGCTGCCGTCTATGCGGACGACGCAACTGCGCTCTTCATGGAGCTTAGCCAGTAGACCTACGAGACGTGGTTCTCCAAGAGAGTCCAGGTGAAGGTCTCCCCATGGAGCTTCTTCTCGGAGTGGCAGGTCGTCATGAACCGAGCGAAGTCGTCAGGGTCCGCCATCACCTGACAGCCCGCAGACCACTTCTCCACGTTCGTGGACATGCGGCTCGAGGAAGCGCGGTGGATGTTGATCCCATACCACCCGTCCTCGCCCTCGGAGCCCTGCTGGTACTCGGCAACGGCGTCGCGGTCCTTGTCCCGCCACACCTTGACCTTGCCGTTCCTCTGGCAAAGCGCCTCGTACTTCCCACCGTGCTTGTCGATCTTGTAGACGTCGACGTACTGGCCAGGGCACAGGATGGCCGTTCCTCGAGAGTTCCCCGGGTTCTCCAGCCAGTAGGTGCCTGGGTCGGTAGTGGCCTCGAAGAACGTGACTTTCCAGACACCCCCCTCCTGCCAGAGCATGAAGACGAAGTCATCGAACCTGTTGGGCGTTCCGGGGATGGTCCGGAGAGAGCCGAAGTTGACCCGACCCCCCGTGTGGAGGATGTAGCCCTTGGCCTGGTACTGGGCGACCAGCCAGTCAGCCGTCCGAGGCTCGGGGTCTGGATTGATCGGTTCCCCCGAGTCCTTCTCGAGCGCGCCCCACGTTCCCTTGCCGACGATGCCATCAGCAGAGAGGCCCTTCGACTTCTGGAACGCGATGACGGACCTCTTGGTCCCGGCGCCAAAGATGCCATCGGCGCCGATGTTGAGGAGCTGCTGTAGACGACGAACTTCGGAGCCTCGAGAGCCCTGACGGAGAACCTTCATGATGACCTCAGGAGTTGGGCTCCCCCAGGATATAGGGTAACGAGGGCATGGCCTACGACTGGGAGAAATGGGACCCGCTGCTGGGGACAGAGGTGGATAGAGTGCTCGCGGGACGCATCGGATGTACTGCCTCCACCGTCGCGAGACGCCGGAAAGAGAAGGGCATCAAACCACGTCGGAAACACCCTTCCAGACGGTCGAAGAAGCCACCCCGCCACCCTTCCCCCGACAGAAGCGGAGAACGCGCCCAGGAGTCGCTCTGGACCTTCCTCGACCGCTACCTGGGCCTGGTATCGGACGAGGCCCTCTCTCGAGTCGCGAGATGTCCTGTGGAATGTGTAAAAAGCCGCAGAGAAGGCCGCCCACGAGGCGCTCGTTGCCAAGTGTGTCGATGGCAAGCCCCTCACGGCCACCTTCGCTGAGCTCCTCCGCGCGGCCTGAGTCCGGTACCTTGGCTATTCCGGGGGGGTGTCATGACACCCCCCCTACAAGTATGCTCCCAGCGGGTGGCCGGGCTCCACCAGGCTGCTCTCCAGGGAAACTTCTACCTGTTCCTCCCCCACCTCGTCGACCAGATGCCCGACCTACAGCGTCGGGCGATGTACTTCGAGTGGGGAGGGCGTCAAGCGAACAACAGCCTCCTCCCGGTGAGACCCGCGAAGTCCTATGTGCGATGGCGTCGGAATGTCGGAGTGCGCTCTTTGGCAGGGATGGACAACTACATCTACATGTATCGAGGGCTCAAACTGTTCGACGGCAGTGAAAGAGACTGCTACCGGGCGATCAAAGCGGGAGCCATCACGAAGGAGGCCCTCGATCGCTACTGGGGGATGACCTTCCCCGAAGACCACATTCAAATGGCCAAGGTTCTGGCAGGCAAGCTGGATGGCTACACGATGGGCCGTGATGCCAACACGCTCGGTACCACAGCCAAGAAGTTCCGGGTTCTGTTTGATGGGATCGTAGACAGACACGTCAACTACGTCTGGACCGACATCGTCCTGAACCAAGGGACGATAGTGGATGGCGCAGCCCAGAGGATCGACGCCGGGCCGGGAGCCGAAGGGTTCACGATGCCAGACTGGGTGATCGACGAGCTCCTTCGGTACACGAAGAATCCTGGGAAGCGGATGAAGAAACCGGTCAAGGAGTGGCTCCTTGAGAACTCGCCGAAGGACTACACCCAGGTGACCGTGTACCGGGGATTTGGGACTCAGGTCGATGACTGGGGGGACTACTCCGGCGTCACTATGGCCGATGTCAAGAAGAGACTGTTCCGCCGCACAGGAGTCCGAGACTTGACCAAGCTCCACGTTGGAGACAAGATCAAGGTGAAGCGGGGGAAGGAGAGCAGCTGGTCCGTATCCGCTCAGGTCGCGACCAACTTTGCGGCGGGCCAAGCCAAGAAGTCGATCAACTGGTTGGTCAAAGCGGTGGTGCCTGCAAGCAAAGTCGTGATCGACTTCAACGAGCTCCCCCGAGAGCTACGACAGAAGTTCCCCTTCCATGGTCAAGGAGAGGTCATCGTAGACAAAGGTGTCCACCAGGGGATGGTGTCGATGACCTGGGTCGATCAGGGATTCGAAACGTGGTTGGCTGAGCACGGGCTGGTGTTCAAGCGCCAGGTGGGCGTCGTCCCCGCGTAGCCTCAGGCCATGCCGCGTTCTACAGCCTTCTCGGAGATCTGCTGTACGATCTCAGCGATCTCTTGGCCGTGGCACTTGTAGGGCTTGTCCTCCGTGGTCAACCCTGCCCCGGTGGGAGCACACCAGCAGAGGAGGGTCAGAGACTTCCCTGAGAGGTGGATACGGGCCAATCGGAGCACCTCTTCAGTCACCGCTGCATCCTTCTCATGTAGCTTGTCCACGAGCCAGGTCCTGAACTTGGGGATGGAGCTTCCGGGGAGTCCTCCGGGGCGAAACGGATTCCCGAGGGGACTTCCCTCGTAGCCGTTGCACTTCCGCCCTACATAGACACGGGTCTCCTCCCCGGTCCGATGGTGTTTCCGGACGTTGGCGACTTTGACGAAGCTCACAGGCCCAGGTCCTTGATGTCCGTGAGGGCATGGAACCGGATGCTGTGATCGTGTAGGAACTCCCGCGCTCCCATCAGTCGGTCCACGACAGTGAACACGCCCGCGACATCTCCCCCGGCCTTCCGAATCTCCTGAACAGCCTCCAGAGCAGAGCCTCCAGAAGTGGTGACGTCCTCGAGGACAGCGACCCGAAGCCCATTGATATCGACGCCCTCGATCTTCTTCCCGGTGCCGTGGCTCCGGTCCCCCTTGCGGACGACAAATCCGTCGATGATTGTTCCCCGGACTCGAGCGCAGGCCAGAGTGGCGGAGACAACAGGGACAGCCCCAAGCTCCAAGCCGCCGATGGCGCTGTAGCGGAGGTCCAGGTCTGCGAACTTGGACAGCATGGACATCCCAATCAGGTACGCACCCTCGGAGGTCAGCGCCGCCTTCTTGATGTCCAGGTAGACCTTGGATTTGGCGCCGCTGGTCAGGGTGAAGTCCCCGTGGAGGACTGCGGTTTGGGTCAGGAACTCAGCAAGATTCTGTTTGTGCATGGTATCTCCTGGGGAGGGAGATACCCCAGATAGGCTGAACACCTATTTCCATTCCGAGGACCGGAGGAAGTTCCTATGGAACGCCTTCCAAGACTCCTCCCCCAGGAGGCCCTTCAGGGCATCGTCCACATCAGCAAGCCAGAAGGCGTCCAGGCCCTTGTGGTCGTGGAGGAGGGAGATGAGATCCCGGAAGCGGTTGGCCTTCTCCCGGTCCAGAGCCATGCCCTCCAGCTTCCGGTACGTCTCTGAACCCAGGCTCACCATGGCAACGTGCTGTTCGAGGAGACCGGCGAACCTGCGTCGGTGCACATCCCCGAGCTTCAGGAGGACCGGGACCGAGGCATAGGTCAGGAGGATGATCCTGGTGTTCAAGTCCTTCGGAGCCCAGGTCTTGGTGAGCTCGATGATCTTGTTGGTATCAGGCCTCAGACCCCGATGAGCGTTCGCGAACCGAGACCAGAGGTCCTCCTGGACCGGGAAGTGGTAGGTGAAGCCTGGAGGAGAGACGCAGAAGCAGTCCTGGTTCTCGATCTTGAGGCTCCGCGCTATGGAGATCAGGGCATCCGCCGCTCGGTTCTCCCACCCTTCCTCGGAGGTCCGGAGAATGGAGATGAGGGAGCGAAGGTCTCTGAGATACATGAGGGGGTCGCGTTCAATCATCACTTCTTCCTCTCGAGCAGACGAATGGCTTGGGAGGTGGGGATCACCCCTACCTCCCCGGTGTGCTTGTTGATCACGACTACCTTCTGTGGAGTCAAGATCCAGAGGTGTCCGTTGAGTTCAACCTGGATGTAGGAGAAGCCCCTCACTTCGGAGCTTTCTCAACTGCGTGCGCCAGGGAAAAGAACCCTGTGGCGCCGGAGACCAACATCAGGATGATTATCAGACCTGTGTGCTGGTGAGGCTCTATGTTCCTCAAACCGGAGAGCCCAACCAAGTCGAAGGGGAAGCACAGGAAGATCGCGGAGAGGAGGAACCCCAGGCCCGTTTTGTACAGGGTCTTGCCGTCCATCACGCCACATCCCAGGGGATCTTGGCGTGAGACATGACAGCCTCGCGATGCCTGTTGATCTCGCGACCTCGCAGGCGGATGTGATCCAGAGCGGACCTCGACTCCCGGGACTCCCAGATCTCCTGCATGGTCGCGCGGTGTAGAAGAACCTCGGCCCCGACTTCCTCCGGGATCTGCATAAGATAGAAGATGAAATCGGAGTGTAGACGAACCCGGTGGGCCTGGACGTAGTGGGCGAGCCCCTCTGGCCAAACCCACGTCCCATCGAACGTGAGGCACTTGGCCTCGTTCCGAACACCGCAGATACGGCACGAGGAGGGGCCTCTCCACTGGACGAACGTGGCGCCCATTTCCAGGACCCGCGCCGTCTTGTCTGCGAAATCCTGCTCCATATCTGGATCGATAAAGCTCGAGGGGTCGGGCAGGTTCTTGAGGTTTGGTCCCCGAGGAGGCTTCCAATAGCCGATGAACTTCCGACCCGGAACTGTGAACTTCGGGTCGTCCGGATGCCTTGTAAAGATCATCCGTGGCCTCCGCAGGGCATCCGGAAGTACATCCGGACACCCATCGTCCCAGCCATCCGAACGCGGTGGACTCCGAAGGGCTCCCAGCCGTCCTGTAGGAGATCCTTGACCTCGGGATCGTTCTCGGGGTTCATCTCCTCCGCACAGTTTACTACCTTCATGTGGTAATGGTCGCTCGAGGGTCCATGCCACTTGGTCGGGGTGGTGCGTGGGATCTGCGGAGAGGGATTTCGGGAACCGAAGTGGCGAGCGATCGCCTCCTGAGGGCTCATACCCTCAGGCACCGGGATGATTCCGCTGGGACCTGCCAGGAACGCTCCCGACCTCTCCGGAGGGTCTTCCTGCTCTGTGGGGTCCGGGGTAGGCGGCTCCGGCGGCTCGTCCTCCTCGAAGGTCGCGGCCAGCATCCTGATGATAGTTCTACGGATTCCCAAGACACCTCCAGAATCTACACCTGATTACCGCGCCGGTAACCGGGCAGCACTACAAGGAGGGCTGATGCCCGGAACAAGGAAATGGGTAGAGGAACTCGCAGTAGCAAAGATCATCGGATGGGTCTACGAGTACCGGAACCGACGCGAGTTCCAGGAGCAGGTCGCAGGCCAGGCTCAGATCGCGATCACCATTCAGATGCTCATGGCCAAGTGTCCCTGGATCTACGAGGCGGCGCAGCAGCGGGAAATCTCCATGAATCGGGGAGACATCCTTGAGGCCCTTCGGACGGACGTCGCGACGTACCGGGACCCGGGGATCAAGCCTCTGGTCCAAGAGTTCGGGGCGGTAGTGATGATCTGTCTGAGCACTCCGGGGCAAGCCGACCTTCGGGTGGTGTGTTTCCTCATCAAACACCACCGTTGGCGTCCGTTCACCTTGAACGGGATCCCACATCCCGGACGGCCGGACATGGTTCAGGAACTGGATCCTGCTCTGGAGGCCATCTTCCGGTAGGGTAGGGGCATGGGCTCCCCTACCAACAGCATCAAGATCCAGTGGTTCTGCCTTCCCTGTCGAGAGGGGGCGAGAAGGCAGAAGCAGACCGGATACGGAGAAGCACCCTCTGTTCCTCTCTGCCCCAAGTGCGGTGAGAGTATGCACCGGTGGCCGTGGCCCGGCAGGTTCCCGAAGAAGAACGCACGGATCTGGCGCCGCCTATCTCTCCGCCACGTCGTATTGGTAGGTCCGCACAGCGGGGAGGACCTCAGCTACTGGAAGGTCCTCAAGGACGGGGAAGACATACCTCCGTGGGGCCCTCAGGGCTGGAACTGCCACGGGAACTTCCGCCAACGGAAGACGGAGAGACGTCGGAAGGAAGCTCTGAAGAGACGGTATGCTCTTCGGAGGCGCTGGGAGCGTTCCGCTGCGCTCAAGGTCATGAAGAGGCTCCTGGAGAAGGAATGAGATGCCCCTGCTGTTCCAGAACCCTCGAGCGTGTTGAGAGGGACTTCTACGCCCTGGAGGCGGACGCCCTCAACGCATGGGAGGACTCGAACTTCGAGGGCCCCCAGCCGGGGGCAGACAAGAGCACCCACTGGTACTGCTCGAACATGGAGTGCCCGACGGAAGGGAACAACCTCCGGGAGCACCACCCTCTCGCGGGGATCCTCTCGAGCCCGGGGGATTCCTTTGCGCTGTCCGCAGTAGAAGGGTCGGGCTATCCTCAGTTCTGCTTCCGCTGCGGATCGGAGCTTCTGTCTGGGAGGGATGGGGAGAAATCCTGCACAGGAGAGAACTGCACGTTCCAGGGTCTCGCCTTCGAAGGCAAGTCTGCGGAAGGAGCCATCTGGACCCTGGCTTGGATCAAGTAGGGAGCTGTCCTCCGTAGCACGGCGGGGGCTGGTGTTCGGAGAACGGACCCATCTTGTTGTTCCGATACGGAGGAAGGGTATCGACGCACTCCTCCGGGGTGAACTCCGGGTTCCTGAGGAGGTCTCCGACCGCCCAGACCGCCCGGTAGGGGTCGCCTCGGAGGCTCTCCGGATACGGGATCTCCATGATCTCTTCGAAGACCTCGCGGACCGACCCGCTCCGGAAAGTGGAGAGGACCCGTCGGACCTCACGGATCAGGGAAGGGTGTCCCTTCAGGTAGAGGACATCCACTGCTCCCATGATGGATGGAGTCTCGATGACGATGGTGTCGTCGGAGCAATGGGTGTCACGGATGATGCCCCGGTAGGCGATGTACACAGCGACCGCCAGGGCAGCAGCTTCGCTCGCGTCCCGGTAGTCGGAGAGGAGAGTCCACATGCCGTTGTTGCGGTAGTTGAGACACCAGAGGAAGACGGAGGGGTCGGGATCCATAGAGGCTCCTTTGCGAAGCAGTTACGTCTGGTGCCCCCTTATGGAAACTTCCTCATTCTGGATGTCTACGTAACTCTTCCATGGAGGTGTCATCATGGGACGTCTGCAGAGAACGCCGGGCTCAAACCAGCTTGAGTTCAACGCTGAGGGTGGGGTCGTATCTCTCACAGGAACGGTGCGGAACTCCCTGAAGAAGCACACCTGCCGAGACTGTGGTGGGGACTGCGGCAAGAGGTACTGGGACGCCCGCGCCCGCTACTTCTACGATGGTCGGTGGAGATACCTCACCTTCCGGTTCTGCTTGGTCTGCTACAACAGGGCTCGTTCCCAGGCATGGGACTTCGAGGACAGACTTGCCGAGGAGGACAGCTTCCTCTACGACGAGTGATCCCGGTAACCCTCCATGGAGGTGCTATGAGCAGGTACGACAGGTTGGTCCAAGCGGCTTCGGGCCTGCATCAGGATATGCTGGCCCACGCAGAGGAGGTGGCGGCTCCAGTTGAAGCCGCTGCTCTCAGACACGCCATCAGCTTGGCTGGCCAAGTAGGTAGCATCCTCACAGGGCTCCGCCGCCAACAGTTCCAGAACGGCCAGCTGGCAAAGTGGGAGTCCGGAGAGCTCATCAACTCCACCCACGCGATGAAACAGCGAGAGCTCGAAGCGCGCGTCAAGGAACTGGAGAACCTCCTGCAAGAGGCTCTGGATCGAGAAGCGCTCCGTCAATGATCCGATAGGAGGGGCGTCGTGAAAGTAGAACGGGGTCAATGCTCCGCGTGTGGGAAGAAAACCGTCGAGCGGACAGGAGAGGCTGCTGACGGGCGACCTACGTACCAGTGTCGGAACGGCCGCTGCAACCACTTCTACACCTACGGACACCAGGGAGAGGAATGGGACAGCCAACCCAGCAAGCACGGGGCCTGATCACGTGGAGCGGGGAGGTGCGCCCAACTATGGGTTCGCGATTGGGAGTAGGGAGGGTTTCCCTCCTGCGGGGCTGGACGTAACGAAGGTGAAAGGAGAACAACATGGCCGCTTCCGAAACCCGCTCCGCCTCCGCCCGTACCGTCCTCGTGAACGGCTTCCCGGTCGAGCTGACGGGACCCAACGCGCACCCGTTCAAGTGCGCCGGGTGCACGAACTGCTATCGGCAGCACCGCCACGCCGCGCGCTGCTGCAAGGTGGCGTCCGAGGATCTCCGCTCCGGCGCGGTCCGGGACTTCTCCGCCGACTTCGAGGCCGAGCAGGTCGCGGCGGACGAGGCTCGCTACGCCGAGACGATGGCGCTCTGCCACTACGAGTGCTCCTGCGGCGAGAGCTTCTCATCCATCCGGGCGGCCAAGGCCTGCCGGAAGTGCCGGACCTACACGAAAGAGGGCTACTGCACCGAGATCACCGACCGCAACCAGGACCACAAGGTGGTCTGGACCACCAACGACGAACACTGAGCCCAAGCCCCCGAGACAACCATGTTCTACCGTGTCTTCTCACACACCTTCGAGTCCGCCGGCCTGGCTACGCTGTTCGCTGAGCTCCTGGAGGAAGCAGGTTGGATCGCCAGCTACTCCCACAACGGGCGGCGAATCGCCGTCAAGATGGGCGAGTCCTCCCAAATCGACCCCGAGTACTTCATCCGTGCGGGGTTCGTAGAGCACCCGTCCGACTCAGATACCTGGGCGCTGGTTTCCTGAAACTACGAGAGGAACTTGGCCAGCCGGGCTTGAACTCCCTCAGGCTCTGAGTTGACCTCGGACTCCCAGACGACCAGGCACTCGATACCGACCTCTTGATAGGCGGAGATGAGCTCCTGCTCGTGGGCGAACGGCACCTTTCCCGTGAACATCCGGCTGTGCCAGTAGTCGCCAAACGCTTCTACGACCTTCGTGACTCCCCGCTTGGGATGGTCCGGATCAGGTCCCGGAACGATGAAATCGGGGTTCTTGTGCTTGGAGAGTGTTGGCAGCCATCTCCAGAACGTGAAATCCCCTGTGAATAGGAGGGATCCCTCTGGGGCAAGGGCATGAACGGCTTGTTCCAGACCGTTGGGTCCGTCTACCGGAGAGGGTCCCCAGGGATTTCCGTACCGTTCGATCTTGGTGGCAACCATCCTACTGCTCACCTCCTTGTTTTGCATCGCAAAGGGGTGGCCATACCTCTCCATGTTCGTGGCTTGGAGACGGGCCATGATTTCCACGTCCTGAAGCACGTGGTCCACGCCATAGCGGGCCTGGGTTGTCCGGACGCGCTTCTCCAGGAACTCTGCGAGCTGAAGAGGATGGTCGACTCCGTATCTCTCTTGGAACACGGCGACGAGCCTGTCCCACGCCCCCTCAGCCTGCATCCAATGATCGACCCCATACCTCTCTCGGAAAGATGCGAGAATCTGGGCCTTGCCCTCCTCTGAGGCGAAGTAGTGGGACCCATACCTCTTGTGGTGCGTCGCCAGCTGCTTCGCTCGGACCTCTGGGTCCATGCAGGTCCAGGGGACTCCGTACCTCTCCATGTTGGTCTGGCGGGTCCTCTCCCGAAGTTCGGGAGTGCGCTGAGGGACCTCGTCCCCGTAGCGTTCCAGGTTCGTGGCTCGAGCCTTCGCAGCAATCTCCGGAGAAGCAAGAAGCCTGCCTCCGTAACGGGCCTTGCACGTAGCTGTCGTGCGGGCTCGGATCTCCGGACACTGCTGGGGATTCTCAACTCCGTACCTCTCGAGCATCGTAGCTCGGATCTTGGCCTGGACCTCCGGGGACTCAAACGGGTTGCCGACCCCATGATTCCTCCGTAGGGTCTCCCGCATCCGAGCCTGAACCTCCGGAGATGAGGTGACATGCTCTACGCCATAGCGTTCCAGGTTGGTCTGTCGGATCTTGGCCTTGGCCTGCTCTGAGGCTCCCGGATTGGTGTGTCCGTATCTCTCGAGGTTGGTCGCAGCACGTCGTGCCTGCACAGAAGGGGCCTGAGAACCGTTCTCGACCCCGTGCCTCCGAAGAGAGGTCTCCCGCTTCCGCGCCTGGGCCACTGCCTTCTTGTCCCGAGACTGCCATGTAAAGCAAGTCCGACGGTGGCGCTTCATCTGGGTAGATGAAGTGGATTCATGGCCGCACAGGCAGGGGATCGGAGAGGGTGGGTTCGGCCATCCGGCACAGACACGTTTGTGCCTGGAATTGATCGATGTGCCCTTGAATCTACGTGAGCAATGGGGACAGATGATGGGCATGGGTGAGAACCCCCTTGAAGGAAGGTTACCGTACCCTGCGTCCCAAATAAAGCCCTAAAAACCGGTTAGATGAATGACCGTGGAGACAAAATTCCCGCTCCCACATGTGGACCAAAGGCCGACCTCACCCCCCTGCCGAACCTGGGCTGGGCCAAGCCCCGCATGTACTTCTCGGTACGCTGCTTCGCCTCTGTGAGCTGAGTCCACTGAGCCTCGGCGTCCGCCCGGAGAGCCTGGTACTTGGAGGACTTCTCCAGATCGAGGCTGATTCCTCCGATGCTGTAGCCGAACTCATTCGCGACCCACTGGAAGCTGAGAGCCTGGGCGGCCAAGACCAGAGCTCCCCACAGGAGAGCTGATCTCCAACCCTGCTTCCCCTTGTACACCTTGTCGACCGTGGTCCACTTGGCAGAAGTGTCCGGAGGGTAGAGGTTCCACTTCCAGAGGGCCATCTCGAGATACTGGGCAAGCTCCTCGTCAGTCCAGATATAACCAAAGACCTG